CTTTTGGTGTTATGTTCTTAGCAATAATTCTTTGTGAAGTCTTATCGGTAGAAAGAGCTTTGTCAACTTCTGACTGACTAATTTTTTTTGGAGTAGTTTTCTGTAGCAAAACTAAAGTCTCCTGTGGTTGTACTTCTTTTAATTGTGTTGCAGGTTGCCCACCCATCGCAGCTCTTGCAGCATTTGCTTTTTTTCTTTCTCCTATTGGAGTCTGACTGCCTGTTTTGGGAACAAATCCTGGTGCAACTTTTCTTACATCATACGCTTCATTAAAGACCATTATAGGAGCACCTTTAAGAACGAATGGATATGATGGATGAGTCTTTACCTCTGTTGTTGTTCTACTATCTATAATAGGACTATCCTTATCAAACTGTATAGCTGAAATCACATCACCATTTCCAACATTTTTTAATGCAGGATCATTAACAAACTCACTCATTGTAATGCCATGCAAAGAGTTTCTGTTCACTACCGTTTTACCAAAATCAAATCTAGGAATACCAGCATTCTTTTCCATACCAGCATTAAATAGTTTATCATAAAACTTGTTTCTAGATAAATAATTAGTGGCATTTGGACCAGTGTATGGAAATAATGTCTCTAAGTCTTTTATTGTATTTATAGATGTCGGTAGTTTCTTTTTAGATAAGTATTCAGCAAAAGATATTTTCTTTTTACTGTCCATGCTAGATTTAAGAACTTCATTAACTCTATCTACTATGAACTGAGTATCTGCCCCATTGTTTACAGCATTAAATATTTCTTTTAAAGCATATTGTTGGAATGAATTACTACCTAGTATACCAGTATTAGCTTGACTCATAACAAGTCCAACTCCATCAGTCTCCTTTGCTTTGTTTAAAACTTTCCTAGCATTTGCTTCATCCGTAAATGCCCATGCTCCTTGACCGAGGTATGGATATAAAAACCCACCCATAAAGTCATGCTCAACTCCAGTAGGCGACATAATTCTTCCGACTACTGCTTGATCTGCGGCAAACACAAATGCTTTCGCACCATCTAAATCTTTTATTGTACCACGTTGTATTTTATCTGTATCGACTCCAAGCCTATTTACAAGTTGTAAGTTTATTTTTCTACCGCTAGGCTCAACCTCTCCAGAAACACGAATACTTCCAAAGTCCGCTCCTTGCTCTACGTCCTCACCGTTTATAAACTTATCAAGGTTCTTCGTGTTTAAAGAAAGAACTTCTTTTGTAGATATCTTCTTCCCCTGATACACTTTACTAGATAATGTATTAAGTAGACTTTTTATTTCAGCATCCTTTATGTCTTTGTCAGCATACAAACTACCAACTCCTAACCTTTCTGCTGTTTTATTTAGCCATAACTTTATTTTTTGTCTTGTGCTTGGTTTAAATTTATCTTGCGATGCAGAAAACTCAGCAAACAATTGAGTGAGCTTCTCTTCATTCTGCATGTTTTCATCATAGTTTTCAGCGAACTCCTGTATTTTTTGTGCGAGTGCGGTGCCCTGAATGTCTGGAAGTACTGCATCAAGCAGCTCTTTCACACTACTATTTAAAACATCACCATTAGCTGCATTTCTAAGCAATGCATGAAAAGTTTCGTGAGCAACCGTAGTGTCATTTGCTTTACTCACATTAATATGTATAGTGTTTTGATCTGGAACAAAACCTCCACCAGCCTCTGACTCTTGACCTATCGCTTCTACGAAAGACTCATTAGTTTTGTGAAACACATAATTAACATTAGGAAGTATATTTGATATTGCCTCCATAGCTTTAGTGGCCTGTGCCAGTAAGCTTGTTTGATCAGAGTCAGGAGAGCCATCTAACTCTTCCTTGTATTTCTGAAACTGAGTATCATCTGACAGGTCTATACCGTTGCCATAATAATACATAGGCTTTTTTGTATTAGGGTCTTCCTGAGTTACCTTCTCCCCTTTTTCTCTAACAAATTCTTGCGTTTGACCAGATTTTGAATCATAACCATATGATTTTATTAGATCACTTATAGATGCGGCTCGCTCTTTAAATTGTTTTTCTAACGCATCTATTACTTGCTCCTTTTGTTCTTCAGTAAGATTCTTAGAGTTAATTACATTTATTAGTTGATTGTTCAGTCCAACCTGTTCTTTATACAATTGCTTGATTTTATCAACTGCTTCTTGTGGTAGTAATTTAGCTAACTCGTCTACTTGCTGATTTATAGATCTAACTTCTTCAACGTAAGCATTTCTAGTCTGCTTCATTGCAGATTTTTCTTCAGTACTAAAATGTGGCTTTGTAAGTTGATCCTCTATGCTTTTTATTTCTGATACTAATTCTTCTACTCTGTTTGCTTGTTCATCAGTCTTAACAGCAGTAATATAATCATATCCATTTTTAAGAGTACTCATTGAAAACCCTCCTGCCAGACCTTGATACAAAGCTTCTCTAGCTTCTTTACTAACCATGTACTTGCCTATTATCTCACCGACATCACCAGGGTTTCTTTTAGCTAGAAGCTCATTTACCTTTTCAAGTATGGCTTGACTGTATTCAGTTGCACCCTCTACAGTTGATGAAACGACTCCATCTACAAGTTTTTTTACAGCTCCAGGTGGAAGATTCCTAAATAAAGTAGGATTTAATACTTCATCTATACCTAATTTTTCTAATCCATATGATAGAGCACCAACAACAATTCCAGGTAACATCTCATGTTGATTAGTTTCATACAGCTCTCTAGAGCTTATACCTAAATCCTCTGCTTTTGATTCATTATATAAGTCTATACCTCTAGCAATTAAATCAGTAGCTAACCCCACACCACCAGTAAGCCTAGCTTGTGCTGCGGATGCCATAAAAGAAGTTGTTGCATTAAAGAAACCTGCAACAAATTTACCTGCGTTATCTAAAGTTGGCTCTGGCACATCCATAAGTTGCATGCTACCTCCCACCATTATAGGCATTTTCATTGTAGTCATATCAGTAAATCCTAGTGTAGGACCTACATAAGACTTCATCTTTTCTTTCCTAGCATTTTGTTCTGCAAAGTATACATCGCTATCAATACCAGTTATATCTTTGAACTCATCTTTTATACCTAGTCCTTCAACTTCTTTCAAAACTAAAGACATAGTCCATTGTGCCCAAGATTCAGTTCCTATAATCTGATTTAATCCGTTACCTAAACTTGTTAATGCTGAATCTGCTAAAGAAATTTCTTCTTCACCTAAAGCTACTCTCTTGAGCCTTTCTTTTCTTTCTTTACGAGCTTCCATCTCTCCTTTAGAGATTCTGTACTGCTCTTCTACTTCTGTGATTTCGTTAAACTGACCTTGATCTCTAGGCTCTGGAGTTTTTCTCCCAGCTTCTTTGTTTTTTTTATCTATATATGCAGAAAATTCTTCCCAAGCTTTTCTATTATTAGCTTCAGCCTTTTTATTTGCTACATCAAAAGGGTCAGCTTCTGGTGAATCTGAATTGGAACTTCCATCCTCTGATGCTCCAAGACCATTCTCTGCTGTAACGTCTGGATTTTTTTTTTCAACCGTCTTGTCTAGGCCCATTTGCGTTTGGAACTGTTCCACTGTTCCACTATAGCCGCCAGAGACCGCTATTTCATAAGCATCGTTACAAGCTTCATCATTTTCACACAACAACTGATAAAAATCATTTTTGTCACCATCGTACCCTCGATTAAAAAATTCAGAGTACAAGTCGTTAAAAAAATTATCTTCTCTTTTTAGAAGGACATCACCAGAAAAATTAGGATTAATAGCATTGTTATCTACTGGCTGCTCTTTCTCTTTTCCAGGATCTACTTGACCTTTTAAAATTTGTTCTTCGACCATCTTAATCCTCTTTTTTTGGACTGTATCCGTTATACTTACCATTTTTTAACTTGTCGGCTATCCTTGCATCCATTATTTTTTGCCAGTCTCTTGCATTAAGAGGGTTTCTACCTGTCTTAGTAAGAATAGCATTATAATCTCGCATGTTTAGAGGTTCATATTTGAATATTTTAGATACAGTTTTAAATGCTGGTACTTCTTTATAACCACTGGAATCGGTTTCCATTGCTTGTTGTTTTTTACCTTCGCTATCAAGAATAAAGTTTCCGTTTGCATCTTGTTGATAAACTGGAATTCGAACATCCACACCAAAACTTACTTCAGTATATCCACCTGTTATGGTACCATCCTCCTCTACTATTTTCTCTCTAAAGTCTGATAAATATTTAATGTTAGACAAAGCATCTGCACGTAAGCCACCCTCTAGTTCGTTTCCTACTTGAGCATTTATGTCGTTAAACAATTGTCTTTTTATGTCTGAATCTTCACTTTCAACAGCTATATAGTCCATCTCTATGCCACCTGTACTTGTAGCATAATTTTCTATACCCAGCATATCTCTCTGCTCGTCTTTTGTTTTTCGTATTACCTCTGCTGGTTTAGTCAAAGGCACTTTATTAATTTCTTTTATTCCAGCAGCTCTAGCAAGTGGATCGTCATAAGGTTTAGATGATTCTTTAGCAACCAACTCATTCATTAGTTTATTGTTTAAACCACGCTTGAGTTTATCATCAATATCTTTTTCAAGATCACCATCATATCCGAGCACTACACTTGAATCAAGTAATACTGCATCTTTTTTCTCATCAGCACTTAGTTTTTCAAACTCAGCCGCATCAGTATAAACGCCACCTAACCTTGAGAGTGCATCTATTTTTTCGTTTTGTGATAATCCTGCTATGGCAGTAGACATAAGTTGCTCTTGTTGATCTGAAAGCTCACGTCCGCCTTCTCCATCAAATCCAGTATATCTAGTATACTCTCTGCTACCAGCTCTATATATATCACCAGATCCCTCTAGTGCTGTGATATTACTTGTAAGTGTGTTAAGGTTAACACCTTCTTCATTAGCTAACAAATCGTTAAACTTACTAAGAGGTATTCTTGTCGCCTTACCTAAATCTACTTTTCCATCAGGACCTGCCGCAACTTCTCCTGTTCCAGGTGTTCTTAATTCTACGTTACCTGAAGCATCTACACCAAAAGATACGTTTTTCATCATACCTTCCATCATCTGCATTTTCAATTGATCAGCTTCTGACTCTGAACCATTCGCTTCTAACTCATCATACTTTTTCTTAAAGGCAGTTATTTTACTATAGACACCATCTTGTAAATGTTTTACTTGACCTTTCATCCTAGCATTCCTTTTACGGAGTTCTGACTCGTCAATGTAACCCATTTCATACATCTGATTATTCATTTCATATTCAGACCTAAGTGTATCAGCAAATTTTTGTCCAGCCTCATCAACATCAGTTAATCCAGTATCCTCAAACTGATCATCGTATGCTATTGTATCGTAAAGATCTTGTTGCTCTTTTTTAAAAAGCTCTCTTTTTTCAGTAAACTCTTTTTGTGCTTCTTGCTCTCGAACCATCTTTCGTTCCATAGCACGACCAAAGTTCTGGCCTATTTGTGCTATACCTAAACCAAGCTGTGTGGCACTTCCGCTTCTTTGTTGTAAACCTGCTGCTAATGCTCCTTTTGCCATCTCACTAATATGTTAATGCGTTCTTATATTTAGGATCTACTCCTAAACCTGGAGTTCCAGTAAAACCAGCTTGAAAATTTGGAGAGATTGGCATTGGAGAATTAGCAAATTGATTAAAACTATTACCAGTTAAACTTTGTGAAGCACTATGTAAAGTAGCTTGTGATTGCTTTGCTATGTCAGATCCGAGAGTACCAGCCTGTCCTGCTTGTGATAAAAATTTAGTTTGAGCTAATTTTTTTGCACCTGCACCTTCTATTAGTGGTTTTGCATCTGGAAGAGCACCTAAAGCACCTGTTACGGATCCTGCAACTCCAGCAATACCAGCCATTGTTGCTTCCCTACCTTCAGCAAGTTCTTGTCCGAGTCCTGCAATTTCTCCTTCTTCTCTTTTCTCTTGCATCCCTCTGATATTCTGCTCTTCTTTCATCTGGATCTGCTGTATGTTAGTTTGCTGTCTATCTAAATCAGCAGATATAGATTGCTGCACTTGTTGTTGTCCAGCCTGTAAATCTTTTGCACCACCTACAACGCCACGCACACCTCCCATACCAAGTGCTCGTACAGTATCTTTTGCTTGTCTTTGTGCTGCTAGTGTTTGCATTTCTGCACCTAACGTAGAAACTCTAAGATCTTTTGCTACGTTTTTAAGTTCTTGTCTCTTGTAATTTTCTAAAGCTTTTTTTGCTTTTCTAGCTCTTGAAGCACCACTTATAGCCTGAGCTGCACCTGCTGCTGCCGAGACACCTGCTCCAATCGCTAACGCTGTTGCTGTTGCTATTGCCATATTTTCATCATTTCTGTAACCTTCTTATCCGATACAATGTACCCAGATTCAAGATATTTATTTAATAGACTGTCGTTCTTTAATATTACGTGAGCATATTTGTAACCATTTTCATTAGCTAGTTCTAGTATACAATCAATTAAAAGTTCAATAGCTTCACTCCTATCTTTTTCTCGATACTCTTTATTAGAGACCACAAACTCAGTTAAACATACTTTACTATTCGTTAAATACAAAAACCCTGCACAAATATTTTGTTCACCCTTGCTAACCATCAAACCACTTGTGGCATCTTCTGGTAAAAAATCTCTAGGTATAGGTTCCCATCCCCAAGCTTTCCACCACTTAACTAAGTGATTGTCGTAGTCATCAATGTTTAACTTTCTTACATTGAATTCCATTAGTGCAAAGATACTAATTTAATAGGTACGGTATCTGGAGCGTATGGCATCTATGATCCATGTAGATATAAAGTATTTTTCATCTTTATTCAAACTATCAAGTTGCCATTCTGGATGTCCACACTTGTCGTGCATCCACATATAAGAAACGTAAGGAAATTTTCTTATTGCATCATAAAGCACCTGAAGAGATTCTTGTTTGCCTGTTTTATAATTAGACCAACGCTCATCATCTTTTTCAAGTGGCCATATATCACACATGGGACCACCATGCCAACATCTATCCCAATAAGAAGCAACTCCTACATGACTTTCAAATAGATATAGAAGATTTAATGTCATATGGAAATTTCGTCCTAAGCTGTCTATGTTGTTTTTTATAGCCTCTAATGTTAATCGTTGAAATGAAAACTCATCTCCTATATAAACTTCTTTAGTTCTAGAAGTAAATCTTTCATCATTAAGTATCTCTTGTATAATATGATTATGAGGCATAAAGTTCATCATACAATCGTTTCTAGGAAACACTGGTATGTTCTCATACCCATCATACTCTCTGTGGCTTCCTGGTATACAATCATCTGGTTCTACTTTACTGTAGTGTGCAGTGTGAGGATCGTATGATGCACAAAAAGCATTAGACAAAGTCTTTGGACTAGGCATTTTTTGTAAAGCAATATCATCTGTGTCAACATAAGTACCACCCCATTCAGACAACAACAGTAGACGAAACAAGTCTGATCGCTCTCTTGGATGTGTATTGTTATATATTTCTTTTATTTGATCGATGTTAGAAAGGTGAGATATAGGATTATATATGTTATCATCCCACTCACGCACCAAAATTTTGTATCGTTTTTCAAATTCTTCATCTTTTAATGAGTTTGTTATAAGATATATTGGACGCTCTGGATTCATGTACCTTGCAGAATACAAGGCATCGTCAAGAATCTTTTTCCTCTCTGGAGATATTGGACCATCCCAGTAGAAAAATATATTGTATATATCTTTATCCATTGTTTTTGTTATATTTTGCTTTGAATAGTTCTGCATCCTCAGCTTGTTGATGTCTAAATTCTCCTCTACCACTCGTAATAGATATGTCGTCTGAGTACAGGTTAAGGTTTTTAATCCACCAAGCTCCTCCTTTTACATTTTGTATAAGCCAGTCATCACCACATGCTATTTTTAAATCTTCTGGAATAGGAACGTACATACTTTTCTTTACAAAAAACAAACATCCCCAACCCCATCCACGTTGAGTACCATCTTCTGGGTTTCTTTCTAAAACAAAGTTTTTACCTCCATCATGATTTACTTCTCCATAGAAGTTGCCTATAAACATACCTATAATTCCTAGGGTTAATTTTGAAGAGACCCATTCAAAAATAGTTAGATCATTAAAAAATATATCATCGTTCGCAATACATACATTTTCAAACTTAGCTTCTTTTACCCCTAAATTCCATGCAGGGTTAACAAATATGTTTTCTTTTAAAGAAATTGCACGAGCTTTTTTAAGGCCTCCTCTTAAACGATTAGGAGCTTCGTTAGCATTATCTATAACTAATATCTCTCCGACCCACTCTGCCCTATCTAAATGGCTTAGAAGAGGGTGTATTCTATCCGTTTTCCACAGTGTGGGAATTATTACACTAAATTGCTGCAAGTTTGTCTTTGCTTCTGATTTGTTCATAATAGTTTTCAATAAATTTTGGCACTAATATATACTCTCCTTTTTCTTCCATGTCTTTATCAACTCTTTCAAACATTTCCTTTTGATCTACATCACCCATTCCAGATATATGGTAAGTGTACATTCCCCATCTATATATCATACTCATAGCGTCATACTCATGAACACTTCCATTATGAAAAAATGTCAACCAATTATCTTCTCCGAAAGATTTGTTATCCCATTCCAGTATACCATTTATATATTTCTTAGTGTATATGTTTCCATTATTTATAGAAGAGCCTCTATCTCCGTACTCGTTATTAGAAAAAAAGTAATGTCCTTTAGACCTGTATACATCGTGATTAGGATTATTTTTTATAGCCTCAATACTATCTCTTAGAGCAAACTCTGTGAGCAAATCATCATCATCTAATCTATACATGTAATCATGAGGTGCTAGATTAAAACCAAATCTAAGTTTCTCTATAATAGAACCAAATCGTTTGGGCACATTTATTATTGTAACATTAGGTATTGGATATAAAAGTTTATACGTTACATCTATAGCATCATTAATTACTAGCATATTACAGTCTGGTCTATTTTGTCTTAAAAAAGATTCAATAGCCTCCTCTAAAATGTGATGTCTTTTGTAAGTAAGTGTTACTACTGTTATCATACTATTCGTGTGTTTTGCTCATCGTATACCTCTATCATATGATTTAATCCTCCTAAAGCTTTTTTTACAATTTCATAATATTTATGACCACAAGTGTTTTCTTCATACTCCCTAGTTAAATCTGGAAACGTTTCCATAAATTCTGCTTTGTAAAACTGCCTATCTTTTGAATCAGCTACTACACCTGCATTATGAAATATCGCATGCTCACCCCAATTGTTTATACTAGATGTTGACCAAGTAAAATCCATCTCTGGCACCACCATAGTGTGCTTACCTCTTTTCCATAAGTTCCACAATACCGCCCACATATCAGAACACCATATTTGCAACTCGTGATGTGTTGGATCCGCAGCCTGCTTCTGTTGATTAAGCTCAGTAACCTCAGCAAACAATCTATTAGAATCACGCTCTACATCCATCCAATAATATTTATCTACGTTCTTTATAAAGTATTGTGCTCCACCTGAATGCCACTGATTCTTTTTCACAGTCTCTTCATCTATTGCCATTATACTTAACATCTTTTCTAAAACATCACGTCCCTTTGAAAGTATATAGTCGTAACCAATATATGATATAGTGTCAGAAACGTAACAGATATCATCTCTAGATAATTTATCCTCTGCAAGTGGTTTAACTAAAGCTATGTCACAGTCATGATAAAACACAGTGTCTGCAAACAAACTAGGGTTAGCTTCGTAATGTTTTTGTATTATGTGAGGTCTTATACTTGAAATGTATCTCCTATCTAATCTAGTGTCTTCATAGAAAGCAAATGTAACGCCAGGATATTTACTGATCATTGTGTTAAAGTGATCGTCTACCTCACCATGTTTTGCAGAAACTATATGACAATTGTCTAAAGCTACACCTTGCTCTTTAAAAGAGTAAAGCATAACATCTATTTGCCATGCGTAATATTTAGTGGCTGGTTGAGCACAAAGGTATTTCATATTATGGAAAGCTTTTTGAAATCTCTGAGTTGACCGCAAAGATTTCAACTGGAGATGTACTATCGTTAACTAATTTAATATTAGCATAGTACCCTTTCAATCCATAACTTTCTGCTATTGGTGATTTAGCTCCAAAGAAAAAGTCACCTGGGTTAGGTGTAACTGTAGAGCCTCCTACCGTTAATGTTTGTGGTGTTTTAGCAGAGACAACGCCTATCTGTTGATAGGATCCTCCCTGAGCACGATATAAAGTGTCTCCTATTGAAACACTGCTTGGCACAAAATTAAATGAATAAGTTAGATTGTTGAGTAGTACTAGGTTGCCAATTCCCTGAACAGATAAAAGTTCAGTATTTGTAATGTCTTTGTCATCACGTCTAATGTACGCATAATAAAAACCTTCTTTCTTTTTGAAAGATTCTTTGTTTACGTGTCCACTATCAAGATTAGTTGTAACTGTTATATCCCAGTCACTATTATCTCCTTCTATTTCTATTGTTTTAAATATTTTGTTTTCAGATGGTGCTGGATTAGAAACAAATCCAATCTCAGTATTATATGCAGTTCCATAAAAAGTGTTCCTACTGCTTTCATCTGCATGATGTTTGTATAACTGACCATCCTTAAAAGTAAAAAAATCACTATTTATGTTTTGCATAAACTCAGGAACATAAGAATGAAAAGATGTCCACCCTTTGTTCATTTCATTAAATGTTATTGTGCTTTCTTGTTTATCTGATTTTTCAGGATTTACATACGCATCAGTTACAAATGGATCAGCCTCTATGGGCAAACTATAAACACCATTAGGAATGTCTGAGTTTACATCGCATTGATCCGATAAATACTTAGGTCTGTAGTCAGGATCACCAGGAACATTATTCTTTGTAATGTTTGTTGGTTTACCATTTACATACTTCCTAAGAGTTTGTACTTGTGCGTATCCTGATCTGTATTTAGCCATATGCAAATATACGAATTAACATCTATCATAATTTGGTAAGTCCTTAGCATTCCCTAACTCAGTAACAAATCCATTCTTTATATACATATAGGTGCTTTCTCTAGCTGTTTCTACTGACCAAGGCCAGTCGCCATCTGTAAATGCTTCAGTAATAGGACCCCAATCTATTCCACCCATAACATTATCTACCCAATAATACCCATCAGGATACCCTCTACCATCTAAGTCAGCAAATATTTTCATACCGACAAGATCATTAAGTAATCTATCTTTAGGTGGAAAAGCCATCATAAAATCTCCATACGTTGCACTCGAGAATATAGGTGCTGTACTAGCTAGATCAAAACCTAATGGCACTGGTATGGCAAAGTTGTTCTCATATGTAAGCTGTTTCCTAAACTCTTCACCATCAACGCTTGCTTGTCGTAAAAGTTTAGACCTGTCATTTGTATGATATATATCGAAATCGTAAATAAAATTCCAAGGAGCAGCAAAGGTTCGGTTTTCTACACTATCATAGTAAATGTGAAGACCAAGTTTTTCACTATTCATATAAAAAGAATAATTAGGATCGGAGGCATTTGGTTGAGTAAATATCCTATCTAACGTTTCATCGTGTAATATATTTATTGTTTGATTTGCGAATCCCTCAATTGTAATTGGTGTTGTTATTGTATAAACTGTTATGTCAAACACACCATCAAACTGCACCAATTGACCACTGTTCTTAGTATAAATTATGGTAAACGCTTGATCTGATTGATACCTCATTTTTCTACACACAGTAGCTGCAGTGTACTCTAGATCATTAGGATCTACTACTATGCTAGGTGGGATTATTTCTGCAGTAGGCTCATTAGCTATTGTTGGTGCAAGTGCTTGAGGCCAAGTTGAAACCGACCAGATGTGATTTATCAATAGCATGGGATCACCAGAAGGAGTATTGTAGTCTTCATAATAACCATTAGTAAAATAACCATATATCTCTGAGCCTTGACGTTCAGATTCTGTAACTATTACATACTCTTTAGCGACTCTCCACGAGCTTATGATATCACTAATGACTGGACTTGATGATGATTGAGAATTACTTATCACCACCTTCCTGGCAGACTCGGTGTAAACATTTTTTCTGAACGTGTAAACAAAGTCTTCATCATCACCAGTATTAGCAATAGTTCCCCAAGTTTGTAGTCCGTAACTATCATTGTTAGGATCCTCAGCAGCCCATTCAGCAAAATCCCAGTTAACAAAATCTTTAGTCCATAACGCTTGATTCCATCTCCACGTATTGTTTGTCCCTGCTTTATTGTATTCAATACCATTAGTTTGGCGTTGGAAAAGAAATTGTTCGCCATAATGATTTTTTTGCAACGTTCCAAATTCCTCTAGTTGTGCTGCAGTCCAAGTGTTTCCTTGATTGTCTGTAAATGGTAGTGTTAATGTTGTCCAAGTAGTTCCATTATTTGTAGAAATATATATAGGCCTGTTGTCTCCGCCAGACCATCCATTGGGAGTGTAAGCATATACCGCCATAGCTTTTGAGCCAATTGCTTGTATATTTGCAACACCAAAATATCTGTTGTTATCATTTAATAACTGACTCGTAACTTCATAATTACTCCAAGTGCTTGCGTCTCCTATTTCAGATACAGGCACAACATATGATCTACCAAGCGTTCCACCGTTAGTCCCTCTAGTATCATCCAAAAGATACATGTATCCATTTTCTATACAGCAGTTTCCGCCAACATAGAATTGCTTACTAACCGTTGCTGTATTCCAAGATACTCCATTTCCTAAATTACTTAAATTGGATACCGATTGAAATGTTGATGCGTTTGTACTGTAATATAAATTAGAACCTCCTGAACTTTGATGTGCTAAAAAATTGTCTGTACTTCCATCGTATTCGCATATAAAATAAATAAACTGATTTGAAGTTGGAAAGGTATGTACAAGACTTTGTGAAAGCATATCGTCTGTAGATTTATGCAAAGTATTTCTTGTTGTAACCGTAGGACTATTTGGATCTACTGAAAAATACACATCATTTCCATGTGATGTTATGCTTCTAGGATAAAACCCCCAACCAGTTCCATTGGAATGTTGTTGCTGTATAGTAGCGTCAGTTTTAAAATTATAAGTAAACCAATATTGATTTTGATAAGTAGCATCAAGATCAAGCTGATAATTTGCAAAAAAGTATGATTTACCATTTCCATAACTATTAGCACCAACATTTGCATACATTTGATTATAAGGCCCAAATGTGCTACTTGGTAAATTAGGATACGATCCGTACACTTCTTGATCACTCCAGCTAGTACCAACTTCTCCTGTAACTAATCCTTTAGTATGATTAATAACAGGCCTCATAAGTCCATCTCTAAGAACTTCGCCACTGTTTAAATTACTGGCATTTCTCATGTTATTGTGATTGTAATATTGAACTCCACTATACATATACAATTCACCATTGAAAGTAAAAGCTTGAGGCTCACCTTCTGGATACGTTAAATTCAAAGAGGCATTAGATGAGTGTGCTTGTGTGATTGTATAATTACTTAGATCAACTTCATATACCCAATTCAATCCAAAATTCCATGATGCTGCGTATACTTCATCACCTGTTACTACACAAAGACCTGAAGGTTCTACTGCAAGAGATGGACCTTGGATTTGTATAAAATTATTGACAGTACCTAAATTTGCATCGTATTCGTTAAACTCAGTATAATACTGAGTGTTAAAAGTTTTAGTAGGATTGTTGGTTCTATAAAAACGGAATGCCAACCTTATGTCAGCTTGTGCATTACTAACACCTGTTTGACTAGGAAAGTACCTATACAACTCATACTCCTGATAAGGATATCCACTATGTTTAAATTCTTTGCATTCTATAAACAAATAATCGTGTTCTATACTTGCGTGCAAACGACCCCAATTAGTATATTTAGGATATATGTTGGCTTGACCTGTCATTTGATAACTCCTAAATGAATTTTTTAAATCTTCAAAACCATTATTAGTTCCATTAAAAAACTCAACTTCTGAAAATGTTTTTCCATCATCAGTTGACACACTTACTAGTATCTGATTGTTAGCAGCACTACTAGTTTGAGGCCTATATAAAGTTAGACAATACCAAACATGTTGATTACTAGCGTTTACTCCTGCATATGCAACGTCTAATATGCTTACATTGCCGCCAGTTTGAGAGATATAACCTCTATAAACATCAACCAAGCTATCAGTAGATGTTTGAAAAGATCTAGTTTTGTCTTCAGATCTTCTAATTATTGCGTAATTGTAAACAGTCAATATGGTTGCGTCACCTCTTTGATAACTGACCCCATAAGGCTCTATAGGCACTGCTCCTCCAGGTTTATAAGATTCGGTATCCACTCGATGAATCCCCCATGAATATGCATTAGTAGCGGATTTTGGTATATCATAAACATTAGAACCCATGCCTCTTTGTGTTTGACCACTATAAGCTACTAGATTTGGTTGATAACTGGCTGGTCCTCCGCCTAAAAATTCACAGGGAGCAACTTTGATAATACTAACTATACTATCTGAAACCCAAACATTCCTATCTCCTGGCGTAGATACACATGAATCCTTATATATGACCCAATTAGCTGTTCCTCTTAAACCATTGTCAAAGATCATGCTTCCTTCTATAAAATCTCCATTAACCACAACAGTTACTGTCCCCCAATAAATGTCTATTGAGCCACTATACACACTTGTGTTTACAGTCACTGTTTTAGAATTATTTGATGATATTGTAAAAGGAGCTCCACCATTTATAGTGTTAGCTGAATAAAAGGTCATTGCATTTGCCTCAAGTCCTATTTGAAATGAATAAGTTGCAGTTCCTAAAGCTAAAGAGGGATACAATAATGGTTCGTATATAAAACCACTTGGAAGTGATTTAGGCCAAAACCATCCATCAAATATAGGATAATCTCCACCAGACCTGGATACACTAAATGCTATTTGTTGTAGGCCTACATTACTAATACATCTTTCAGGAAAGTTTGCAGTAGGAAAATCTATATATGCCTCATTCATAGGCTCTTGTCGACACTCAATATCACCTATATCATATTTTAATGTGACAATAAATGTTTGTGTTCCGTATATACCATTGCCATCACGATCAAGCCTAGAGAAGTCTGTTGCTGTATCATCATAGCTCAATACACTACCACTAGAATTGTCCCACTGACTTCCATTTATCACTAGCTCTGGAGGACCAATAAAAAGTTTACCAGAACTAGCCTTAAAACTAAATGGACCAAGCTCACCTGAACTTAATTCTCTTATAGTATAATCTTGTATGAGTACGTTGTTTGCCATTTATTTACAAATTTACAAATTTAGGTTAATGTATAGAGTGATACTGGAGTTGTTCCGTAAGCGTCAGTTAACTGTGCAACAACTGTAGCATCTTCCCATCTCACAACCACTAGGTCATCTATAGCACCTCCGCTAGAATTTATGATTGCAAAATATTTTGTAACATTTTGAGTTGGGAAACTATTTTGACCACCATTAAAATCTATATCATTAATATTTGGAACCACACATATATTTGAACCTGGAGGCGGTGAACAATAATAACTGCTACACACGTCAAACTGAGGTCTAAAATTGTAGTAGTAAAATCCTCTTTGATCATTAGGATATTTTGCAGTTGCAAGTGGTTGATAAGTCCCAAAATACGTTTGACCTAAATCAAATATTTCTTTATCTGTTGGATAATCATCTCCCATGTTTATAATAAAGTGATATGATTGTCTTAGCAATGTTTGTGTTAATGACTGACTAAACACTGATTTATTCATACCTCCAATGGCAGAACCATATGTTACATACAAATCGGAAGCTGCATAAACCTTAAAGAATGCATCTGAATTATATCTAGCATCTAGCGGATATTTGTCGAACTCATCATAACATCCATCATTGTCATCATCTGGATCAAGGTGATCTGGTATACCATCGCCATCTGTATCTATAGTTGATGTAGTTGTTGTTGGGAACACTGTTGTCGTACTCGAAGTTGAGCTTGACGTTGATGTTGATGATGTCGATGACGTACTGGAAGTAGACGAAGTAGATGTTGTTGGACCTACAGGTATCGTAGTTTCAGTAGTAGACGAAGTAGATGATGTTGTTGATGTTGCAGGAGATTCAGGACACGAAACAGTTATTACCCATGCAGTAGATGCTAATGGTGCAAATATTTGCAAGTCAAGTATCTGATAACTTTGTGGCTTGAACCATCTTATGGTCCTTTTATTAGTGGTAGTGTTTGATCCTGATATAGTTTCAGTAGCTACACCTCTATTTGTCAACTCTGTATTTAATTGAGATTGATAACTTGGCCCACCTATATATCCAGTATCGTAAACAAGATCTCCTAAATACCTTACTATTAATTTGTCTGGTATTTGATATGTTTCAAATGTAATTGTAACCCATCCAGTTCCTGTACCTAATATAGCTTTAGAATTACTTGGGAATGTCTGACCAGCAGAATAAGACCAATTACCTGGACAAGCTTGCTGTGGGTACGTTATTGTCGTGGTTGGTGTTGTAGGGTTAGTTGTTGTAGATGACGTTGTTGAAGTTGGATTCGAACAGTCTCTTATATCTAACACTTCACCAGTACTTGATATTTTTAATAACGTTTTATCTACCGTAGGACTAGTTCCATCGTTAAATTGAGATGAAGCTACAAACCAATGATAACTAACAGATTTATTCAGCGTTCCATCAAAAACAGAATGATTAAAATTCTTGACATATTCACCTATTTGAGGCAACAATCCATTCCCTGTATGTCTTTTAGCTGCTCTAAATTTAAATACATCACATAAGAATTCTTGGAACCACTCTGTTGGTCCTCCGAATGTCTGTGCCGATTCATAATTCTCAATAGCATACCATAGGTATCCAAACCCATCGGTACCCAAGAAGAACCCTTCAGTTGGGAAAAGCGTAGTACTACTAGTGCTGCTTGTTGTTGTTGGTAATAGAGTTGTACTTGATGATGTAGATGACGATGTAGAACTACTCGTGCTAGTAGATGTTGGCGGATTTGGCTCTAAAGTTGTGGAACTTGTAGATGTACTACTAGTAGAAGTTGTAGGCTCTAGAGTCGTGCTAGAGGTTGAACTTGAAGTGGAGCTTGATGTAGAACTAGTGCTACTTGTTGAGCTACTCGTACTAGTTGTAGAGCTACTAGTAGAACTAGACGTAGAACTTGATGTAGAACTAGACGTAGAACTTGATGTAGAACTCGTTGGTTGCAGAGTTGTACTCGATGTTGATGATGATGTAGAAGAAGAGGTACTACTAGTTGTACTTGAAGTACTTGATGACGTACTTGTCGTGCTAGAAGACGTGCTTGATGATGTACTAGAAGATGTACTAGAAGACGTACTAGATGATGTACTAGACGAAGTACTTGAGGACGTACTAGACGAAGTACTGGACGATGTACTAGTGGTAGGCTCTAATGTTGTTGTCGTTGTTGGACATGGACCAGCTACATTAGCACTTTGATAATATGTAAATGCTGAAGTTGCATAATAACATAAAACATATAAACAGCTTGTGCTTCCTGCATTTAGGGTAACTATATCTCCTGGTTGATATGGAGTAGCCTCTAACGCATTTGCCCAAACATATCCAGTACCACTTATTGTTCTTAAAAGATATACTGGATAATTATTTGTACCATCAGGATAAGATCCAGTAGGACATCCAAAAGTTGTTGTTGAACTTGTGCTAGATGTTGTTGAGCTAGATGTAGATGAACTAGTAGAACTACTTGTACTGCTTGTAGTCGTTGAACTAGACGTTGAACTAGACGTTGAGCTAGACGTAGAACTAGACGTTGAGCTACTAGTGCTACTTGTAGTTGTTGTGCTAGACGTAGAGCTAGATGTACTAGTTGTTGAGCTTGATGTACTTGTAGTTGAGCTAGATGTACTAGTTGTCGAACTAGATGTAGAGCTTGATGTCGAACTAGATGTAGAGCTTGTTGTTGTAGATGACGATGTGCTTGAAGTCGTTGTAGATGATGTAGATGTAGTTGGGCATGATGAACATATATCCATGATAGCACCCAAGTTACTTGTCCTCATTGTTAGCGGTGCAATTTTACATTGCATCTTATCATTAGGATCAAATGAAAATCCTGAATACTGAAATACACCTGTAAAGTAAGGGATTGTTAACGCTGCATCTTGCCATATGTATCCTTGGAATGGAGCTAAAGTTCCAGTAAAATATAATGTTTGATTATCAAATTGAACTGCAGTTGTACACGCTGACGTACAAGTGGGTGGATTAAACGTATTACAGTGAAACGATGCTCGATATATTGGTGTAGAAGGCGGAAGTGTTGTGCTAGTTGTTCCTAAAGTTGTCGTACTTGTGGTCGGTGCAGTCGTTGTACTAGTAGTCCCCTCAGTCGTTGTACTGGTAGTTGGTAGAGGAGCAGCAGTTGTTGAAGTTGTTGAACTTGAAGTGCTTGACGTACTAGTTGTCGATGTTGTACTACTACTTGTAGATGATGTTGTTGTGCTAGAAGTACTAGTGGTTGACGAACTTGTTGAACTTGTTGTTGTACTTGAAGTGCTTGTTGTAGAACTGCTTGTACTAGTTGTTGGTGGATTACAATCATAAATAGCAACAACATATCCGTTATTACTTACCTGAATAATTTCTTCGTAATGCGTTGTAGATAAATTAGGATTGGTTGTTGCACCAGAATGAAACCAACAGTTTCCTCCTTGCAGCACTAAACCACTTGTTGTTCTAATTCTATCTCCTAGCTCTGGTAATGTGGTACTACCATTATGACACATATCAGCTAACATACGTGTTTGAACAGTACAAGCTACTGCAGGGTCTGAGTTACAATAAGGCACTGACGTACCAGTTCCTGTTCCTAAAACAAAAGGATTACAGGTTGGTAATGTAGTAGTACTAGATGTTAATGTAGTGCTTGATGTTGTTGATGATGTCGATGATGAAGTTGTAGATGATGTCGATGACGTGGAACTAGTAGATGTTGTACTAGACGTTGTACTACTTGTAGATGAGGTTGACGTTGATGAAGTTGATGTTGTAGAAGATGTAGTGCTCGATGTGCTTGTAGTTGGATCTGGCAATGCAGTACAAGCCTGTTTATTTGTTACAACTCCATTAAATGCTATTTGTAATGCAGCCGATTGACTTTTGTAAGCATTACTGTCAGACACTGAGTACCAGCAATTAAATCCTACAAATGGTGTATATTGACCATCTATAAGCCTGTATACAGTGTCAAATATACCAGGAAGATCGTCATCTCCATTATGACAAAATACCTCATTAAAGTAATCATACTTGTCACATGGTTTTGCTGAAGCATAGTCACTAGTGCTGCATACAAAATCTCCATTACTATCTCTACCTATATAAAATGGTTTACAAACAAACGCTGTAGAAGTGGTGCTTGATGTACTAGTTGTTGGGCCAGGGAGAGGCTCAAGAGTAGTGGTGGTAGTGGTATCAAAAAAAAAAGGTCGTTGATGATGACGTTGGAGGTGCTATTGTGGTTGTCGTAGACGTTGATGACGTGCTACTTGTAGATGATGTTGAAGTTGGTGGAGCATCATCGTCATATATCAACTCACAAGTTAGAGTGTCTGGTCTCCATTCTGAATAAGACCCCTGTAAAGACACAACATACTCTCTATCATGTGGATCATACCCACCTAGTATTCTGTATGGATCTTTATTTTTTAGTCGATCTCTAAAATAATCAACCATGCCAAAATCAGATATCTGCTCTATGCCATCTTGAGAAAGCCTACATACAGCACCTCTTCTTTCGTCAACAAAATATAACCGCCCACCCCATAAAGAAACTGAGAATGGATGTCGTGTAACACCAAACTCTCCAGCATATGGTACGACAGTTCCTAGTATATCTGTTGAAGCTCCTACATTTCCAGAGCCATCCGCATTGAATAGTATATTTTTGTTAACAAGCACCCTTGACACTCTGTTTTCTTGGAAGCTAATAACATCTGCACCTCTTGGAACAATTCTATTTATGTCTCCATACTCGTCATCTAGATCTTTATAGTTAAGATCAGCAAGACTAAAATCATTTAATGCGTTAAATTTTGTTGATTGTTCGTATACGCCACTCCATGTAATAGAAGTAGTTCTAAAAGATTTTTTATACTCTTGTAAGTTAGTCAGAGGTTTTGTATCAAGCTTATATACTGGAGCAATAAACAAGTCTCTTATTGCTATACTTTCTATTGCATTAGCAAATCCCCATGCATTATAATACGGAACCTCCACCGTACAAGGACTCGTGCTAGATTGACTTATATCAACTACATCACCAAATTTTAAATTAAAATTTTGCGTGCCAGTAAATGTTCCTGTTCCACTTACGTAGTTAGTAGTATCCATTGGCGAAGCTAAACTTCCAAAAGCAAATAGACTTATTCTTACACCTCCAGTTATATCGTATCTTTGATATTGATGAACTCTTAATAGTATTTTAGCACCGTTATCCTGACTTAATTCTAAGATCTTACCGCCACCATCTCCAAAACCTGCATTGCCTGGACCGACACTGTTAGAGAAATAATCTACGAATGTGTTATATGCAGCAGATGGTATCGCTAACTGAATACTAAAACTTCTAGAAGATCCTCCAGTAAATGGATTTGCACCCACACTACCAAAGTCTGTCCAGTCATCACTAGCCACAGGATCATTAATGTTCACAATTCCAATCGTACTTACAGTACTTAGATTTGTAGAGCCTGGTGTTAACGTTTCAGTAATTTGCGGTATTTGTCCAGCTTCAGAAGCTTGCCCAGTGTGATACCCATTAGTGATATCATATGTATAAGGCGTTTCATAATACAATTCTGTTGTATCCTCAACAGGTTTTGTTTCAAAACAAAGCTCATCCGTAGAAGCTCTTTTTACTATTCTAGTTTTGTTTGCAATTTTAGCTCTAGAATCAAAATCATTATTCTGCGTACCAAGCGATCTAATTATAAGATGAATTGGTTCTGTGTTTGCTCTAGTAGATTCTAATGCTGTGCTTGTTGATCCATATACACCTCTTTCAAAAAACACTCTTGATTCTCCAAACTCAGTGTCAAAAATACCTTTTGCATTACTTTCAAAATACCATTCCTCTAAGTTTGCATAATTGCCATTAGCAGTGAACTCATACGTCCAGAACTGTGTAGATTCATTGTATTCATCGTACTCTAAGTTTATAATTGTACCTGCTCTAATAGCCTCCTCTGCAACTGGCAGGCCTTTAAATGTTGAGTAAGCTTTACTGTTTCTTGGGTAACCAGGATTAGCAGGTTTTAAGGTAGATGTATATTTATCGTTTGTGTCGTGCCCTGTGTCAGCTCCCCATTCTATTGTAATACCTGTAGTTCCTAATGCATGAGGATTACCTGGTGTCATGGTTATTCCTGTTCCTGACTGCCCAGTAGTTTGTCCATCATCTAAGAAGTCAACTGCCCATGTAAAAGTGTCGAACGTACTTATTCCGTCTCCAGTTCCATCTACAGTAACAGTTAGCCTTGCGTAAGAACTTTCACTATAAGTTCCAGCTATTGTAAGATCATTTCCTGCTGCAGATGTTGATCCATAATAAAATGGTCCAGTTGCTTTTGCAGGCAGGCTTGAGTATCCTGATAAAGGATTATCTCTATCATTACCAGTTGTATCTAAATCACTATTTTCATATAAATCATAGTCATCCAAGGTCATTCTAAAACCAACTGGCTTGATCTTCATATACACACCAGATGGTTGTGCTATTGGTGGATCACCTGATTGTGGGTAATTAGCATCCTCTAAAAAGTTTACTTCTTTTGATTCAACCTCTAATACTTTTGTTTCTACTAATGTTGTTTTTTGCCCACCTGTATCAGCTTTTACAATAATAAAATCATCTGCTTTTACTTTGTTTACATCTGTAGCATTAAGTAAAACATATACAAACCCTGTATCATTATCTATCCTAAAAACTGCAGGAATTATATTATGATAACTTTGTTTTGTTTGCTTTACAAAAAACCTATATTTAGTTGCAAACTTTGGTGGCAAACTATTAATGCTTACCTGTAATTTATTTTGACTTTTAGATAATGTTGGATCTACATATACAGAGTTTTCGGTTGAAGTAAGCACCGTTGTAGATCTACCAAACTCATCCAGATAGACAATACCAACTTCTAGATCTCTATTTGTTTTAAGAGATGTGTAAGCTACACCAGTTGTTTGTGGAGTGGAGTTTATAGAGGGCGTAAAGTCTATATTAATATCATCTCCATTCCTATCTTTAAGATCAAAGTTTTCTGTATAATTAGCATACATTACACGATTGTCTACAATCGCTTGACTTCTAGCAGTTAATGGCACGTTGTCATAATACCTCTTTAGTTCTCTGCTGCTTAGGAGCCTATATATTTTACTATTATCAAAAGTAAATTGATATGTAGAGTTGTCAGAAATACTTTTCTTTGACTTATCAAAACTATCTATTAGGAATATAGTATCATCACCAAATACCTTAAATACTAAATCTATTTTTGAAACTTTATCAGTACCAGTATCCATGGTAATTTGAGCAGAGTTAAACTTGTTTAACATCGACTCATTAGAAGATATTCCGTAGTCAAAAGAAAAATCAAAAGGCTGAAATGCTACTTCTGAAAAAGGAGACAAAACAGAATATTCACCACTTTGATACTCCCACCTGTAAGCGAATGAAATAAACTTTTCTTTAATGTTGTTTTCTTTAGACGTTGGTGTAGTCTGTAACAACAATCCTGGAGGAGATAATGGCGGCTTTTTAATTACTGTTATTTCTTCTTCTAAAAAACCACTTGCGGTAAACAGCTTCGCTTTGTTGACATTTATTTTTCTAGGGTTATTTATGCCATCCGTAAAGAACAACATTATAATGTCATTATCATTATCATACAGTATGTCTGACTGTATATAATCTGACTTAGAGAAATTTAATACGTTTTCATTACCAGCACGAGTATCTTCTAATACCATCGTGGCAACCTCATTATCTAAATCATATTCAGCTATATACGAACCATTGTCTGATCTAATAAACCACCAAATTTTATTAAGAGAATCGTCAGCAACAGAACCAATACAAACTGCGTTAGTTCCAAAATCAAGTTCAACAGATGTTGTTACCGCTTCATTGGATAGAGAATTTTCTAATGCTCCCACACCAGATGTAGACGAACTGATAACCTTTGCGTTTAAGGCATATCTATATTCACCCTGTTGAATTAGACGCTCATCAGCGTCTCTATTCATTTTCCCTGATGTAAATACGTTTTTAGACTCCATTATTTAATCCACTTGTTTCGACCCTTCAAGGTTTGTACTAAATCAAAAGGATGTATATCCATCATCCTGATCTTCATATTTTTCATAGCAGCAAAAGCTTCATTTTTATATCTACGAACTATGTACTCTTGAATGCCGAACCTGTGGCTAACAATCTGGTGAGCTATTTGTTTGTATAAAAAGTCTTCTGTCAACTTATTGACTTGTAGCTCGTCTTCTCCAAGGTAGGATAAACCATCTGTTATATATTCTATGATGATATGCTTACCTTTTACTTCTGAGCTAAATCTTATAATACCTAAATTTTTATCTATCCTATATGTTCCATTTACATTAGACCTAGAAGTATCCAAACCAAAGCGACCACCAGTAAATTCATGACTTAAATTAGAATCAGAACTTGAGTTGTCGTCTGCTTGATTTGCAAGCTCAGTCATTTTATCTTCTAAGTAAGGAGTTCCCTCTATTGCTTCACCATCATTATTAAACAGTATGTCGTAATCACTATCTTGTAAATACGCTTTTGCAATTGTAGATTGATCATTTTGCATAATAACATGAAGTCTCCCTCTCTCGTCTACCCAAGACAACCTAACAAGCTTCACAAAGTCTTTAGGCATCTCAACCTGTAGATCATTATCTAACTCTAATTCTAACGCTCTAACGTCTTTTAAAGCATCATAATGAAGCTCCTGTAAAGCTCTTTTAGCATGAAATATTACATCATATCTTTTTACTGAACTCAATACTTTGTCATCCCCTACGTAAAACAAGTAGAAGTTGTTTATTACATCAGATAGCTTTACAAACTGATTGTTACCCCAGTTCGTGCTATCACCATAATATTGAAGATCAGTTGTAGCCATCTCTTACATATTTTCTTTTTGAGTCTCTGTACTATCTATTGTTGTTGCTAACTGTGAAACTTCAGACTCTCTTATAGTCACACCAGCTAATTTTAATACCTCAATTGTTAATGAAGGAACATCTTCTTCTGATAGTTCAAAATCTTGATAATCTAAAGCTGATCCATTAAACAATAGATCCTCTCCAACAACTGTGTAAGTCCAATTCGGATCTCTTAATTTTCTTATATACAAAAAATCTAAGTTAGAAGTTATGGTACTTGGTAACACTGTTATAAAACTATTTACATCTACATATACTGGATACTTGTCTGTAGGTGCAGTCAAATTAGATGACTTTAAATATTTTTCATATTTCTTTTCCACCTCTTCTATTTCAATATCACCATATCGTATAGACATTAAATGATATAGGTCAATGGGTTTTGCGTACCTTCCACCACCCTGACCAACTGCAGTAGTCTTAACTAACTTCTCTATATTTTGTCTTAATATATGCTCTCTATCAGCATACACGTCACCACCTCTACCTGATCTAGCCTGTGCATTTAGCATGTTGTATTCATCAAAATATCTTTTGAATATAATATCCTGAGCATGCTTTGCATAGAAGTTGAATTCAGATGGAGTCAAAAACCCCCTATTTTCTTTATTCAAAACCGATAAGACAGTATTTCTAACGTGATTTATCATGCGACAAAGTTACAAAAAAAGGGAGAGCACTTTTGATGCCCTCCCCTAGAGTCTCATATATATTTAGTATTACAGCTTTGCTGATATTCCATGCATTGCATCTAGACCTTCGTCTGTTTTAAAATACTGTGCTAATGCTGAATATGGGTTTTCTCCAAAAGGAACTGTCATCAGTTTTGTTTTCTTTTTATCGTTCCAAGCGAATGTCCTACTATTATCATCTAGGCTTATTATAGCCATTTCAGTTGCACGAATAGCAAGGTTTCTTAGCTTTATATCCTCATCATTAGCTAAACTCATAAACTCTTCTGGATTTTGTTGTGCCCAGATTATCATATCACGTCTAATCTCATTAGACTTCATTTCATTAACTTGTGACTTTATTACACTTCTTGCAATTGCCTCCAAGTCTTCTATTTCCATTTCTTTAGCCATATTCATAGCATCCAGTACAGAGTTAATTTCAACAAGATCTTTTCCAGCATCTTTGTTAGAATCAAACTCCTTGTAATCTCTGTTTAAGGCTGGATGATACAAACTTAAAAATTGTTGTAATAGAATGTTTTCTTTAGGTACCACAAGCTTACCATCGGTAAAAGTAATTCTACCAATAATCACATCACCTTGTTGTTCATCAATAAACAAAGAGCTTTGATTTGTAGCATACCTGAGAGCACGCTGTCTAGTGCCATCAAAATATTGTAGTGGTTTATTTCTACTATGTTTAGGGTTTAGTAGATAGTTAACAGGAGTTCCATCTGAAGTTAATACATAGGTCCTGTCTTTTACTTCCCAGCTAGTAGCTGGTTTTCTTTTTGTAGTTGCCATTTTATTAGAATTTAATTAGATTTAAAAAAAAGGAGGGAAACTTAAATAAGCCTCCCCCCTATTTAAAATTACTTCATCATAATGAAGTTGTTAGCTCCATGTACGCATAGTGCTCTTTCTGATAAGAAGTGTACTTGCATAGCATCTAAGTCGCTAGACATAGACGAAGCGGATCCAGCAGATCCAACAACCCAAGACTTATACTTACGATCTTCTGCTTCGTTCTTTCTAAACTTAACGTGTAGGAAAGGACGTGTAGCATTTTTACCCATTACTTGATCGTAGATAGAAGTAGTTCCAGCAGGAACAAGAACTCCATCCACAGTAGAGGTAAGACCACCAGTAGTTGGATCATTTAAGTATTTCCAATCAGTTTTATAGAAGTCGTATCCAAGATTGAATCCTTTGAATCCAAGGTTCAATGCCATGTCTTCTTCGTTGTCAAACAAACCGTAAGAAGCTGTAGACGCACCGCTATTGTTTTGAGCAGCTAGTACAGTATCAATTTCAAACGACTTAGTTCTGTTTACGAATAGAGCATTTTCTTGAATAGCTCCTTCTTTATCCAAAATCTTTATGATTTCTTCGATATCATCTCTGCTATCAATAGATCCTGTTGCGATGTTACCTCGGTTCTCTAGTTCATAGAAAAGACCTTTAGTACCTTTGTAACCAGCAGTGTCAGCTCCAGAAGAGGATGCTGCAGGACGACCTTCAATAAGAGAAAGTTCCATGTAGTCTTCAAATCTAAGTCTTGTTTCATGCTCAGATTTTAGATACCATAGATATCCAGTAGCACCGTTTTCAGTAGTCACTTCAATCCATCCAATTTGTGCCATATCAGAACCATTAACCTCATACTTATCTTTAATGATAATAGGACTATTGGTTTGAATGTCTTTTGGAGCATCTAGTGAACCTGTCATACCGCTTGTACCTTTCTTGAATTCAGAACCGAACGCATACACTTTAAGTGCAGTTGTTGCTAGGTTAGCATCAAGGTTTGCACCAGAGTATGATGCAACAGTAAATTCAGTACCTCCTGCGTCAACAGCAGTAATGATCGCTTTATCTTGATCACCATCTGCATCAACAATAATAACAGTTTGATTTAATCTAAAAGGGTGAGCAGCACTTGAGATTACATCACCAGATCTGGTTGCACCAGAAACTGCTAAGTGTAGTCTTCCTTGTTCACTCCATTGAATAACATCAGAAGCAAAGGGCATTTCAGCACCTAGTTGACGTAGAAAAGAAGATACAGTACGATTACCGTACTTTTCAAATTCTTGCTCGTATACTTCTGGTAAGTACTGAGATGTAAACTCAATACTTGATCCTAAATAATTAGTCGACAATGTCGACTTACTTGGAGCAGGGGTTAACGCACCACCGACTCCTGTCATTGTTACAGCCATTGTAAATTTTTTAAAAGATTATTAACTTCGTTTTTTAAATTTTAATCCTCCAGAAAATTCTTCATCACTATTCAAAACTCGATATTTTAAGCCAGATTCTTCTGACACTTGGTTTTGTCTTACAGTCATGTCTATGTTTTTAGTCTCCTTAACGATGTTATTTGTAGCATCGGCTAGACCTTGCTCGTAAGCAAGTTTAGCAATAAGGTCTGGGTTTGACATTGCAAACGCTGACTTATGAAACTTATAGGCATCACTCAGAGCACCTGTATCTTTATCTGTATATCTCGACAACATCTCATTGATGTCAGACTGAGACTGCTTTACATCATTAGGACTAGTAAGCTTGTACAACAATTTCTTTTTACCTACATTGAATTCAAAACCTTTGAACTCTTCGCTAAAAAGATTGTCTGTCTTGCTTCTAAATACGTCCTGTAAAGTTTTGTTTCGCTCTTCAGAATTCTTAGATTCTTGTTTATAATTGGAATAAAACTCTAAAGCTTCTTGTGTGTTAGCGTCCAATGGCTTACCGCTTGACTCAAGTGGGACCTTATACTTGTTGGCCAGATCTTCAAGATGCTTCTTTGCTTTATATACCTCATCTTTGTACGCAATCTTTTTGTTTTTCACAGCTCTCTCTTCATCAACTTCCTCATCATAACCGAAACTTTCAGTAATTAGATGATTAATATCTTCAGGAGATAGATGTGGTTTTGAATCTTTGTAATATTCATACAAAACAGCAGAATCATCAAGACTAGACACATCTCTTTGTGCCATAATAAAATCTTGCATTGATCTACCAGTTTCATCTTTGAACTTTAGATAAGTTTGAATATCCTCAGACAATTCCTGTGATTGCGATTTTTGTTCATTATTTGAAAGAACTTCATCAATAGAGTTATACTCTTTTTGATGTCTGTCTTTGAGATACTGTAATACAGCTTGCTCATCAACTTCTTTTACCTGAGCCTCTGGCTCTGGTGATGCTTCTTCTGAACTAACTTCAACTGTCGGTTCTTCAGGTGCATCTACAGGATCTACAGTACTTTCTTGTGGTTCCTGTTTATTTTCTTGCTCATCCTTAACCTCTACATTCGTAGTTGGCGTTTCTTCTGGAGCTTTTTCTTCTTTAGAGATGGGGTTGCCATCATCGTCTAGTGGAGTTAATTTCCACCCTAATTCGTTTTCTTCTGCCATTTTAATAAATTTAATTTAACTGTAACTATCTGATTGCAAAGGTACTACCTTTATCCTCCCATAAGTCCTTGAATCCCAGATCCTAACGAATCCTGTCCATCAAAATCTATCGGATCAAGGTCTTGTTGTCGTTGCTGTATCATCTTTGATTGCTGACTTGCTTGTTTTTCAGTACGCTTATCTTTGCGATCTTCTCTAAACATTTCTTTGCTTACCTGCGTTGCAACATCTACTCCTTGCTTATTATTATTAATCTCACCTTGTTTTTCTAACAACGTTAACTTTGCCTGGAGTTCTTTGTCCATTCTAGCTAACTCAAATTCATTTTTCATTTGTAATATCTGAGCCTCTAGTTCTAATCTTCTAGCATCACCTTCTTGTTTCTTAGCCTCTACAGCCATTTGAGATTCTTGTTGTGCTTGTGCTTGCAGAGTTATATTCTCTTGTTGCTTTTGTTTTTCTAGCTTATCTCTTCTTTTCTTTCTAACCTTCAGTAGCTGTGATGCTATTTTTACATTTTTAATATTTCTTACATCTATAGCATCATCTATATCAATCTTACCAGAAGATAGAGATGCTTGTATGTTTTGTTCTAACACTTGTTTTTCCTCTTCGTCAGGGTGTAACTCTATAAATATACCAAAGTCGTGTAAGTGTAGTTCTTTTATTTCTTCCATTAATTCAACACTATACTTTCCAACCGACTTTATAAAGTCTTCTTTGAAGTCAGAGTATTCTAAAAGATCAGCAATCCTGTAAGAAACACACTCAGAAAGTCTTTGAGTTGTAAATAAAGCCGATCTTAATACATGACGTGTTGCTGTATTAGAATTTAAAGCTGCCATTTTTTGCACTCCTACTAAACTTTTAGAGTCTGGCGTGCTACCATCTCTAGCTTCATTCAACCCAGTAACTGATCTAATCATTTCTAAGTTGTAATTATAAACACTTATGAGGCTAGATATTTTACTATTAGCTCCACTAGATGTAAGCTCTTGTACAGGAATTTTTCCATGATTAAATTCACCCTCTTCTGTATAGCTACGACCAATAACAGACCCTGTCTGGAAAAACAGATTAAGTGCTTCTTGAGGATTGTATGTATTACCATTGCCTAAATTTATAGAGGAAAGTCCATCTATATCTAAATATACACCATCAGGAATCATCCTAGATGTTACTTGTTGTAATTTTAAATGATTTAACTGTATCTGATCTGCAAAAGGAATCATTCTTTTAACTAAAGAATCAACTGCTCCTCTGTACATTTTTGGAGCATTGACAACGAACGGAGCGTACACCTTCTGAACTGCAGACTTTGGTCTTACCATGTTCTTCATTAACTCCCACTTTAGTATGTGGTGTGTGTTTAGCACAAGTACACCTTCGTACCATACGTCAATTTTTTTAGACAGTTTTTCAAATCTTGCTTGCTCTGTTTTTGGAGGATCGAATGAATCGTCTTTCTGTAAAACCTTATCAGTACCGTAAGAGTTTTGTTTCTTTTTATATACGATGTTCTTATCCGTTTTGTAACAAAAATATAATAATGTCGCTGTATTGCGATCAAAGTTGTCAGTGTTGTAACCACCTCTCATTCCTCTATACACATCTGATCTAGAAGAAGTTTTTGCAATCTCTTCTAGTTCTGATTGTGTAAGTGAAGGATCTATTTTCTTTAGTTCAGTTATATTAACATTCTTAACCTCACCAAAATAATAACAATCTTGAAAATTAGGATCTTCTGTTGGACTCCATATAAGATTTGCTGGATCAACATAATCAAGTTTTATGCCTTCGTGTGTATTAAAAGAATGTTTTACTGCAGATATACCTAATGTTACTTGATCGTAATGTATTTTTTTTCTGATATGATCATAGTTGTTTGTTTTTAATACAGACTCAATAGATTTTTCTTTTGCTATTTCTATATCATCTTTATAATCTGTGATCATATGAAGCTCAAGCTCATCATCATTCTCTGGTAATGTTTCAGCTTGATTAGTAAGCATTTTACCTCCAAGCAACTCTTCCATATCTTGGAAGTCTTCCTTGTTACGCATTTGCGTTTGTACTCTATTTTTGTAAACTGCTTTTTTATTTGATGATACTGGATCTACTGCCTCGGCTCTTATGTCATACATTCTATCCTGCATACCATTAACAACAACATCAACAAACTTTGGTATTATTGGTACTGGTGTCCAGTCTAAATTAAGGTAAGATATGTCGCCATTTATAGCTAATTCGTTTTTGTATTTTTGAACAGATTGCTCTCCAAGAGCGTACTGCCTTAGTTTATGGTACGTCTCTCTGTTATTACTAAAACGTGAAGAGCCTGTTTCTTTTCTAAACCACTCTTCTTCAATAGCTCTTCCAACTCTTAGACCATATTCAGCTTTAGACTTTTCAGCGTCTGAAGCCAAAGTGTTTGGTAATCCAATAGCTTTTTTTGTGTAATTTCCGTTTGCCATAATAAAGAGATTATCCCTTTTGTATTGTGCTATTTAAGCCTGAGTTATTATACCTTGCAAAGGTAACGTTTATTTCGTTACTCTTTTTTGGTGGTTTGACCACATACCTTTGTGTAGCCATTATGGCCATACCAGAACTAACTGTTGCATCAAACTTTGTTCTATTATGAATATCGTAGTTTGCCCAATCTAAAAGTGTTCTTGTAAAATATAATTTTCCTATAGAATCTTCAGAAAAACCTACGTGCTGATTGATATAAGATTCTATTGCCTCAGCGTGTATAGAAATGACTGAAGGAGATGACGGTATCCCTCCTAACTCCCTCTCTGCTTTTGATAAATCTAATTTTGATTTGTCTGGCCTTGATACAGAAAACTTCCTGTAACCTCTATTCTTTAAATAATAAAGCAGTCTAGGTTTGTTGTTCTCAGCAAGTATAGGCATACCATAAAAATGGATCGCCATAAGAACATCCTCAAAAAACAATTCTGCGGTCTGCGGTCTTGATATATATTCTAGAAAAAAAACATTAGAAGGTCCATCAAAATTAACTTTTGTAATTCCATGTAAAGCTCCTTTAGATCCGCCACCTCCAACAGTTCCAGATATATCATAAGAGTCACAACCAAATGCTCCTATGTGTTCATTCCCTGGTGAGAATAATCCATTTGTTCTTGTAACATTATTTCTAAGTTCTCTTGGAGGTATCCAAGTAATGTAAAAAGGTCCATTCCTGTCAGGTGTCCATATAACCTCACCATCTCTCCTACCATCTTTCCAAGAAAATCTACCACGCTTTACTATACGTTGCGTCTCAAGAGAATCATTATGATCTATTTGATCATATATTCTAGTCAAATTAAATATGCTATTTTGTGCTTCATCTCTAAACGCATGACTTTCAGTTCTCGGAAACTGTCTGTAAAATTCATTTAAAGCGTCTGGATCTGACTTTAAAGCTTCCGCTTCATTCTCCCAGTAATTTATAACTCCTTGGTGAATATAATCTCCCTGTATATCTGGCACTGGCTTGACTGGTGTCTTAAACACTGGATGCCCATACATATCTATAAAGCCTTCCATATTCCACTCCATAGGAATAAACAACTTATACAAACCACTCTTTGTCTGACCGTTTGCGTTTCTCTCTAATACGTTAGAATCTTCATAAAGGCTTTTAAAGTTTTCGCCTCCTTTGTCCCTAGAGTTTACAGTGGAACCCATCATACATTTACCAACAACTCTACGACCTAAGCGTAAACATGTTTTTGTAACCCTCCAGTTGTTTAGAATATTATCAGGCTTTTCCCATTTGCCAGATTCATCGTGAACTAGCAGTGTTAGTTTCTCGCCATCATATGAGTTGTCTCCTGTATTCTTCCAGTTAATGGTGGTGTCCAATCCTGTAAGGTGTTCCCTGTGGTTCCGCTCAATACTTTTGCGAGTGAGCTTACTGGCTGGAACTCTGTAGGCAAGCTCCGTTTTGGGTTTGTCCATCCCATCCTGTATGGGCCTAAAAAAGAAGGGATAATTGTTGGATATTGGTACGACCTTATCTGTAAACATTGTCTTTGCATCCGCTCCAGATTTGGACAAAATCCCGTATCGTGAATCCATAGTAATTGTAGCTTGATGCACCGTCTCTCCTGAAGACATGTAACTAAACCCAGAGCGTCTGTTTTTAAGATAGCACATTCCATAAGACCTTTGGTCGGCCTTGCAGGCTTCCCAAAAGATGAAAAAGATTCTGTTAGCTTCCCTAAATTCTGGTTTCCCAACATCAATTTTAGTCCACTGCAAGTACATGTAATGAGAACCAGTAATGTAAGTATTAATGCCCTTATTTTTAAACCAAAACCCATGTTCTCTTTTTTCGAATTCATTCTCAATGTAATCTACCCAAGACTCTTTAAATGAGTTAGGAAACTCATTCCACTCAAATACGGTTTTAATGTTTCTAAGCTCTTTAGGATATTCAAACTCTTCCCAATACTGTTCATTTTTTTTAGTGCTTCGTTTGTATATATCCTTAGGTGGCTTAGGTAATCCTATTTTTAATCCAGACACCTCTATAACTGATCCTAGAGTACCATCTTTTGATATGATTACAGCATCTATTTGACTATTATAACCGTATGCAAATTTAGTTTTTTTTGGTATTCTTACATCTATTGGTTTCCAGAGGTCAAGGTTTTCTAACCCTTGATTCTGCGAAACTTTGGAATCCTTTATCTTTTCCTTTACCTGTTTCAGATTTTTTCTCATCTCCGAGCTTTTCTCTTTCATTTTCTATACGCTGAAGTATCTCGAAAGCATCAAATATAGCAAGCTTTTTAGTAGCTGCTGCATTCTTTAATCTATCTGCTGCTAAATCATCATCTGGGGAACCAGTGATTATTTCCTCTTCTGCGACCTTTATAAGCTCCTCTACTGCACGTTCACCTGCTGATATTACTCTGAGTATAGTCTGATCGATTTTTGTTGATTCCTGTGCTTTATCCACAATATTTGAGCTTCTTTAATTGTAATTTCTTTTGATTCTAATTTTGCCTTTATTTTATTATAGACATATTGATCTTTTACTGACAACTCTTTAGCATTCACAAAGAGCATCATCACCACAGCAATCGCTGTCATTATCTTTTTCATTTTGTTTGTTCGTTTGTGCAATGTGTATTTCAATCATTGCGTCAGTTAGTTTGTCGATACTATTACGTATCTCCTTTAATTCATTTCTCAAGCCATTAGACTTTATTTTTATTTCATCTTTACTCACTTCTATTTAGTTTAGTGTTACACAAATATCTCTGTTTCTCATTTTATATAACTTCTCATCGTCAATAACAAACTTATATTCACTGTTTTTTGAAAATCCAACTTTTGTTCCTGGCTTAAATTTGTTCGAGTATTTTACAATTCCCACATGCTCTTCTTCTTTTTCATCTGATCTATATAAAGTATCATGTTGAATATAGTCGACAGGAGAAATAAAACAATGCGATTTGTAAGCCTTCCAGTCATCTCCCTCTTTATGTAAATATATCCTTTCTGGCGGAACTAAATACATGTTGTCTCTAAAATATTCGTTACTCCTTCTTTTGTCTCCCTTCATATCATAGTATGTTCTAAATACGTTATGATGGACAACTACAATGTCTCCTTTTTGTAAGTGATTATCAGGTGAAGAAACAACTACTCCAAGTCTATTTACATAGTCAACATCTTCTATTGATGTGTTTACAAGCAGTTCAACATCACCTACTTTCTCTATGTTATTATACTCGTCACCCAAAGGCTTAATTAGAACGCCATATCTTGGTGTCATAAATCTATATTAAATTCAATTGTTATTGGAATGTTTTTAAACTCTTTCCACTGCAAAACTTCATTGTCAGCGTTTTTAATCCACACAGAATAAGTTTCAGAACTTTGTGTAATTTCACTTATAACGTATCTACCTCCTAGAGTGTCGTTACCAACTACATAATGCATTGCATCTTTATAGTTAGCTCCTATTGATATCTTTCTTATGTTCTTCATAAATTACGCTTGTGATTCAGACCAAGACACTTTACCAGTAACCTGTACTGGAGTTTGGAAATCAATCCCTGCAGTATCTTGTGGTTGAACAGCTATAGTTAAAATATCAGGACCAGAAGGGAATACACTATCACCTCCTAATATAGAATTACCTAATTCTAACAACTCACCTAAATTGATTGTGGTAGATCCTGCAGATACTTTTGTTGCAAGTATTACGGTTCCGCCCTCAAATGTATCTCCTGAGTTAAACTCAATGAGCTGTGATAAAGATGGTGCGTCAACTTTTTGGAACGATAGATTAGAAGGTTGAGGATTCAATATAACAAAGACTTCAAGGTCTCTGTTTGATGTTACCCCTGCTTCTCTTAATCCTAACTGCATTCGGTTCATAATTTCTCTTTCACCAACATCACCTGTCAAAGAAGAGTCTACTGATGGAGCGAGTCTAACAGATATCATAGGTAGAGGTCTTGATAAATCTACTGGAGTAGTTTCTCCAATATCAAAACCTTGAGGAGATATCAACTGCGGATATGTTAATGACGAAGGTAACGTACTTGTTGCAGGATAAGATGTAAACACTTTTGTATCTGTAGTTCCTTTCACAAGCTGTGTAATATATGTACCTTCTGGCAATTGATTACCAGCTACTGAAGCAGTAATATTCATACCTACTTTAAAATCGGTAGCGTCAGTGTTATTAAAATCTAAAGCATATACAAAGACCCTTTGACCATTCAACGTAATCACCTCAAAGGTACTTGCATCGGTATTTGATGCTGTATTAAACGCACCGTTTGTAAATGCATGAGGCTTGGAGTTTGCGGTAAACAAATAAGCTTTGTCATCATCAAACTTACCATCCATAATAACAGAGGTACCAAAGTGAAATAGAGTTGGTGCTGCATTTGCTGCAGATCCATTCATTATTTCATATCTACCAGGCAAGTTACCAGATCTAAAGTAAGATTCATCTAATATGTTGTTATGAATAAACTCATGCACATATTTAACATGACCTTTACGATCTTTAAATCCAAATCTTATTTTACCAGCACCATACCACGAGTAGTCTGCATATGCCATCTGAATTCTATTTACATCAATATCGAATCCTGAAGGACCAGTTCCATCACACTTATCAATATTCCAAGTTGTTTGTGGTGCTACTTCGTCTTGCGTTAAAGTACATTTTACATTCGTTGCATCTAGACCCCTGTAAGCTGGTTGAACAACAAACCTTGTATCTGAAGATATTTCAACCACTTTATAAGACTGACCTCTAATTACTACAAAATTACCTACTGATAATTGTGTTGTGAACGAGGTTCTAGCACCAGTGACAATCTGTGAATTTCTCGTTACATTAACAGTTCCAGCTAATTGAAGTGTAGATGATCTTCTTACACACGCTAAGTTTTGCCCATCATACTGCATGAAGAATCCATTTTGATCATCAAACATTCCTGCTCTAACAAAAGCATCATTCCAGTTCTTCCTGTAATATGTTGGGAATCCTGCAGCTTTTTCCTGATCAGGTGAATTATTCATTTCATATTCAAATGTAAATGCATCTACTACGTTTGTTACAGTAAACTCACCATTATACTCATTAGTCCCTACACTTACTTCAGCTTTTTCTATAATTACTGTGTCTCCAGTATTTAAGTTATGTGCTTCTTGTGTTTCAATTGAAGCGGTAGTGCCATTAGATTTTATAAGGATCCTTACAATTCTAGGAGGGTTAAAGTTTATAGCAAAAGAGTTCTGTATACCTTTACCTGACTGATAACGGAAATACTTTCTAGTCTGTCTAACAATCTTGCTGTCAGGCGAAGTTCCTGCAGTAATATTTACACCTCCATCAAAAGGTAAATGTATACCATATCCATCAGGTCTTAATATTAATTCAGTTGGAACCCAATAATCTGCACTATTAGAAGGATTGTCAGGTGCAACAAAAAGCTCTAGTTCTGTGTTTGTTAATACTCTAGCAACGGTAAACTCTTTATTAAAAGATCCATCGTTTATGTATACTCTGTCAAACCTTTTAAACGTTTTCAAAAATTCAGTTCCGTTTCCATTAACTCCCACTTCTCCCTGTACAATGTTAACGACTCCAGGTCCTTTTTGAGATTTTACTATACTTTCAGCAATAAGTGTGTGTGGGTCTGCTGAAGTCCCACCAACATTCTGAAGTGTTATATTAAATCCTTCTTTAGCTAAAGTTTCTGATGTAGCAAATTTTAAAGCAGTATCTGAAACAGGAATAGCATAAAGATAGTTATCAGTTTCTGTTAAATCTGTCAAAAAGAAATAACTTAAATCTTGTCTAGGGTCGTATTTTATTTTTTCTCCCAACAAGAAATTGTGAGGGTCAGTAAAACTTATGGTAGAATCGCCAGTATTAACATTAGCATTGTCAATTGGATAAATTCTTTTTGGTATTTTAATATCAGAAGAAACCTGAAAAGATGTTGCTGTTGGAATAGCATTGATTTCGTATATTCCATCATATGCACCTTCTAACGTGCTAACTTCAAATGTTTGACCACCAGTACCACCACCTGATAATATTACGTTACCTACACCACCAGTTATTTTAAACCTAATTTCCCACCAATTAGTCATGGTTCCATGAGCAAAATTGATTCTTGATGTTGGTGCAAATGATACATTTACTAGAGATCCTGAAAGTAATGATGTTACGTTTTTAGAAACAAATGTGCTTTCTGATCTAAATACATCAGTATCTTGTCCTCCTTGAGCACCAACAAAATAGGTGTCTCCATCAGCAAATGTCAATACAACATATTCAAATCTACCACTAAAGTCACCTCTATATTCAATATCTGTAATAGTTACTTCAGAAGGAACTGATGGAGAAAATGGCGTTATAACATCTATTCCAATGTTATTTTGCACTTGATTACTGGTAAAACCAACTTCTGTTGTTGTAGCAGTAACAATAGATGCTGATGTTAATCCAGCACTTAATCTTACGTCATTAACTCTCGTTAAGTTATAATTATTATTGTTAGATAAACCACCAATAATAGTTCCTTTATCTTTGATGTTTATCTGACCGTACATTGAGCCATGGTTACCACATGCGTAATAAAGTGTATCTGGAACGGAACCTGGAAGAGGATCTATAACAAACGTAAGCGTACCGTTATCAACTCTACTATTGGTTACACCAGATACAAATTCTCCAACATAGCCACCTGAACTATAACTAGATCCATCGTCAGTTGTAAGATAAAAAGGATGACCTACAGCATTTACGTTAAAAGTGTAAGTTTCGCCTCTATACAAAGTTAGAGTTGGTTCAGTTTGCTGACCATTTAATCTGCCTCCAGTAAAAACATAATCTCCTGAAGCTACATTAACAACATTATAATTTGTAAAGCCTACTTCATTCTGACCGTCTACTAGGTAAGTGGCTTCTGCATTTCCAGTTATTTTGTGATCTTGTATGTAAATTGTGTTATAAAGAGTGTTTTCTTTTGTATAACTCAATGTAAAATCAGACGGAAATTCTAGCATGTCATCCGTAAAGGGAGTTTCTAACACCTCAAGTTTTATAATGTTTCCACTAATAACATTTACTTTAGCTCTGAATTCTTGTGGCATTATTACACCTTCACCAATACTATCAGCATACATAAAATGTTCTCCATTAACGTTATTACTAGGAGTTGTACCTGAGTTGTATACAGCGTCTGGTATTGCAATATCAACCTCAGTTAAATCGTCTATACCATGATTTGGAATGTATACAGTGTTTCTTGAATTGGTCAGTTCTCTTGCAAATACGTAAAAAGTTTCACTACTTGCATTTGTAGATGCAGACTCTCCTATGGGAGTTTCAAATGCACCATCATTAAAGGTGTTTGATAATGTTGTATTAAACAAACTTCGAATAGTTCCAAATCTTGCTTTAGTTCTGTTATTGCTATTAGCAGCAAATGAATCTTGTGTGTTAGACCAAAAACTAGAATTTATCTTTGCACCATTAAAAGCCATTACCATTGATGGCTCGTCAATACCTAAGCCATATGTCTCTGTAATTAAATCTTTACCAGAAGAAGGAGAACTAGCCGCACCTGTTTGTTGATAGTTGACATCTATGCTATGATACATCCATCCCCAGTGATTTTTAACTTGTTGCACTCTTACCCCAGTACCACCACTAAAATGACTAGCTTGAGTATGATTTTGTGTGTAACTTCCAGTTCCATAGAACGATCCACCTCTATAACTCCAACTTCTATAACCTATAAGTCCTGATCTTCCATCTGGTGTATCTGGACTGTTTAAATAAACATAATACCAGTAGTAGTAAAGTCCTGAAGTTGCAACTCCACCATTGTCAAGGACAACGGTATCTGGACTAGTCCATCCAGGAGCATATGTACTTAGTGCATAGTAACTTGTTCTGTTATTAGAATAAGTGTATCCTGAATAAGCTCTAACAGTACTATCTACGTTATCATCATAATGCCATCTTGTGTATTTATAAGTATTAGGATTATTATTATAAGCTCCACGCTTTACAACATTGTAAACCAATCCTAATCTAGGTTGACCATATGTCCAGTTTGCTGGAGCTGGAGTTAAAGTAACTAGCGTTAGAAGTTCTTTTTCTTCATAAAGCTGTATAGTATCAGCATCTATAACATTTACAAAATAAACTTGACCATCTTGCAAACCAAAAGACTCTTCATTCCTAAAGCTTTCTATAAGAGTCCCTTGAGCACTGTATGAATCGCTTTCAAGCGATCTCATTCTATTTTCAGTTAAAGTTTGATTTATCTGATAATTTCTATTAATTCCATGCTTTATAAGTGGTGAATTATATAGTAAACAAAATGTGTTTTCTAAGTTATGACCTGGCCAGCTTATGCTATTAGGAACATCAATGATGTCAGATGGTTGTAAGTATTTTGTGTATGTAGATTCCCAGTCGTAAGCAACGGTGTTATTGTATTCAGCGTTACCTCGTGAAGTGTCTCCAGCTTGTACTTGTTCACTTATACTAAAACTTGCTGTTGTGTCAACGAAAGGTCGTCCATCAGGTGCTGTACCTACAGGATCATTTACTTTTAATGTTTTAGGACCTATTGAATTTCTTACATAAAGTTTTGTGCCTGAAGAAAATCCATGGGTTGCTTGTGTATTTACAGTTATAGTACTTTGATCTGTCTCATCAGTTAAAGCACCGTCAGCGTTGCTTATATTTAAAGCAGCACCTTCAAAAAACTTAGCAGGTATTATAGTTGTATAAGACCCTGATATTTCTCCTGTAGTTGTTGCTGGTAAGTCTATTTCGTAAAAAAACGTAAGTGCATCAGGTGCTCCAGACACAATAAAGAATCCCTCAGACTGATAATCCGTAACACCTTGAACTGAAACAGCGTCTCCTACACTTAATCCATGTGGTGTGTTTACTTCTACTTTTATTTGTCTTGATGTTTGTAAAGATGTAACAGATGTAATTCCCTCAATAGGTATCTCACCTCCACTAGCATACAATGTAGGTACATTATTTACGGTTTGCAAAGTCTCCCATTTAGTAGATTGCAATCCATACTCAAAGTCAGTATCAATAAGGTTTTCTGGATTCGATACTCTAAATTTACTTACAGGATCTACAAAGGTTTCTGATGGCTCTATTGAAACCTCTTTTGCATCGTAAAAAACTTGATATGAATCTGTATCTGACATAGCAGCATCATTTGCTATATCATAAGTTAAAACCAACTGAGAAGAATTATTTCTCCCACTAACACTCATTTGTCCTCCTAAGTTGTTATCATTAAATTGATAAACTACCTTATTTGTATTTACATTTGTAATTAACAAAAGGTTTTCTAGAGGAATAACATCCTGAAATATCAAAGTGTTATTCGGTCTGTCTACTTCTATTTTTGAAGAATGTAATAATTTTTTTGCCATCGTTTTTTATTTTATCCTCCTAGAGCAATAGACATTGCTACTGCGAAAGAATTGTAATCCTGTAAAGTTTTGTTTTCCCAAGCTGTTGTGCTACTGTTATATTGTAATATTTGATCATTAGCTGGACTACCTATTTGAACATCTCCTAAATCTGCTAAGTTAGATGTTCCTGCTGCCGCACCAGTTGATGAAAAAGCAACAGACCTAAATAATCCACCTTGTATTATTCTACTATTAGTTGCTGCAGATAAATCTGTAGCGGTGTTTTCCATAATCACATAACCTAAGAATATTGCTTGAGTTGCAGTATTAGTAGCTTCTGTAAATGACTCTGCATTTATTTGAGTATTAGCTTCATCAATACTTTGATATTCGTTTCTACCGTAGTAAGAAACTAGTATATTTGGAGTCCCTGGAAAATAATAAATTCTTTGTGTAGTAAATTTATTGTTAGAAGCTGTAGCTAATGTTCCAGATCCATCATCATATTTAGTTGGATCTAATTGTACATACCCAGCACCTAAAGTTCCATCGTCTTTTACAAAACCACCACTTCCATCTTGATAATATCTATGTATAGTTACATTTGAAGATGCTGCATCAGTCACTAAAGATGGATTTTCACTATCAGTAGTATAATTCCTTCCTATAGCAAATGCAGTACCTGCTGACCTGTCAAGTCCCAGTCCTGTTGAGTAGGCACTTATTATGTGACCACTCTTTTTTAGTGGGCCAAATATTCTTGCAAATATTCCAAAATCTGATTGGTTGCCATAAGCTGGAGAAGGGAATGTTTTAACAAACTTAACATTACCGTCAGAATGTACAGCACTACCTAGTACAATTTGAGACTTATATTGAGTTTCTGAAAAAGCTCCAGGCTGCTGTTGTATAGTAGATAATGCATCTACATAAAACCATTGATTTAACTGTTCAGAATTTAGAGGATCTAAATTAGCTACAGTTATAGTTTGCTGATCCCAACTCACCTCTTCAGCTCTAGGTGAACTTTTAGTATTTTGTTTATTTAAGTTTACTATGATACCTTGTCCTGCTCCTATTTGGATTTGAGTAGAATTTACAACTGTCAGCTCTCCACCATACAATATACCTGTTGTAAGGTTATTGGAATAATAATCTAAATCATATCTATAACCATTTTGAATAAAAGACAAATACTTATCTGTAGATCCTGAAGTATAGGCATACATAGCCTCTCCATGCTGTGCATTATGACCAGTGTAAGCAGTTTGAAAATCTAGTCTACCATTAACAAACAAATCACCTTTTACCTCTACATCGTTTACATTGGCATTAACGTCAGAATATGTGCTATCTAAACCTGATATAGATGTTCTTTCGTCATCTGTTATTATATACCCAGATCCAGTCCCATTAACATCTCTTAACTCTGTTACATCATGAATAGATAAATCAGTGACATCTGTAGGTTTATTATTTATAAATGCATCACTCCCAGTAAGACTTTCTGTCCAATCAGCTTGCACATTAACTTCTGCATTATCCTCAATACCATCTAATTTAGTTTTTAGAATATCTGTGAAATCATTAGCAGATAACCCTTTACCAACAATTTTATCCACTTTAGCGTCTAAGGAAGATTGTAGATTTGCAATATTTGAAATACCTAGAGATTCTAAAGTAGTTCTATTGAGTTTTATATAAGTAACTATTTCTTGCAACTCATCTAAAGTTACATCATCAGAAGTCAACAAGGTATTTATAGCATCAATTGCATCCTTTAATACCTTTCCTTGGTTAGCAGATAATGGTACTCCAGCGTCCGTTGACTCGACATTGTCTACAATATCAGCATGTCTAAGACCGTTTGCATATATCTCCTCATAATTTGTTCTTTCTATACTAGTGATAATATCTCCAGAGCCAGCACTAGTAACATCACCAAACTCAGTTACAGAATCGTCACTAAAATCTTGATCATTTACCGCTTGATAATTAGATAGAAAATAATTTTGATTAGGAGACATAGATCCATTTGAGTCTCTAATGGTAAGTGTATACTTTTTATAGTAAACGTTCCAGTCTTCAATAGCTGTCACCTCATATATACCAAAATTGTTGAGGTTCCCTTGTTCGCTTATTTTTATGTAATTATCTAAATTTTTATCTAGGTAAGAACTAACATTAACACCTTCAGTATCTTTGACATGAAAGTGAATTGATGTTATAGCATTAAACGCTGTAGATAGTGTGTTTGTCCCTGTTATTGTAACGATACCTTTAGCGGTAGCAGTTATGTCTGTATTGGCAAATTTATATAAAACACCATCGAAAAGACTAACTAAATTCTCATCGTTAATTAAGTTAACAAAACTCTGTATGGCATAGTTTCTAGTAGCACCAGTCTGGCTATCTGTTCCAATCCACTGATCAGTTTTACTGACCGTTGAGTCCTGGGCAAACGTACTTATCCTTGGCATATCTATGGTATTTGTGCAAAGGTACGAATTAAAACAAAGCGTTTTATCTGCCTTGTGACCTGTAAGCCTTGCGGTAGTTTTTAGAAGACTTTAATTTTGAAGTTTTACTCTTGGCGTGAACTCCTGGTCTTTTAGTTTTTACTCTAGCTTTATAGTTTCCTAAAACAAGTTTTGCCATTATGTATAGTTATAAAATATTATATATCCAATTACTAAATTTATATTCACTAAAACTAAGTTCCATTGTTTAGCAACCCACACCTGTGGTGTCATTAATACGCCTCCAATAATGTATGTGACTGCTCCTATTTTACCGTAGTTAAGTAGGTATGGACTAAGCATAATTAAAGCAGAACCCATGTAACCTAATCTAATTGATATTCTTTCGAAAGGTAAAAGCCTCCTATCCTTTACCAGTGCTCTTAGTATTTTTGACTTCACTTATTTTGTCTTCCCTTTTAATTTTTCAAACGTCCTTAGTCCACCTAATCCAAGCATACCCATCAACACAGTAAACAAAGGTTCTGTATCCAGTTCAGGAAAATCAACGTCTGGATATATAGTTCTAACAATTGGGAATATGATAAAATGATAGGCAAAAGCCAGACTACAAACCCAACCAACACTAGGCCTCCAGCCAGCAACAAACATAGAACGGTGCTGTGCTTCAACTTCATTAATTTTGGTTTGTAATTCTAGTATTTGATTTGGATCTAACTCCTTTCCTTTTATTGCTTCACGTAAATCTAAAGCTAGTCCTCCTATCTTACTACGTCCTCCTGAGCCACCATTACCCAGGAGGCTTAATAGCATTTTTAACATTACTCTTTTTCTTCTTTTAATACAAATTGTGCTCCCACTACAGATAGTTTAGATATAATCTCTCTTTGTAGTTCTATAATCATAGCTTCTAACTGGTCATTTCTTTTTTCCATTGTGTCAGCTAAAGACTGTAACGACTCTACCTTCTGTTGTAGCTTGTTCACCTCATCTGGGTTCTTACCTATTATGGTATAAATTACTACTGATAAACTACCAACTATCATCCCAATTATGGATACAAAAATATCCTTGTTAGATGATGGTATATCATTGTAAGCTAAAAATAGCATCAAGGCAACTACTAGGAGAAACACTCCAGCAGCACCAATATAATGTCTAACTTCTTTACTACGCATCTTGTTTTGTGTTGTTTTGTTTTGATCTGGTCTCTTAATTAATTCGCTCATATCAGTTCATATTTTGTTTTACCATTCGATTTTAATGCTTTCAAACATCTATTCCTGTTCCTCTCAGAATCAACGTAGCTCACATGAATCCAATCTGGATTTTTGTCATTTCCAAACTCCCATATTAGCTGGTCAAAATCTAAGTTATTTTTAATGTATTTAAACATCTCAGCATTTGTGGCATGTCCATGTACATCATCTAAATCCATTGCTTGACCTCGACAATGCTGGCTTCGTTTACTCCCACCAATAGCTGTATTGAGATCTTCACATCTAAAAAAGCTGTTTATCCTAATAGGACCATCAACCCAATTTCTAAGTGGTTGAAACACTTTCTCTGCAATTGTCTTCATGTTTTGAAGTACAAGATCTGATGGAGTGTTTTCAATACTTAGCCTAGTAGCTGTATTACTTCTTATTGCTTCCTTGTATGTTATGTTCTCTGATATCATCTGTATGCGGTATATGATAAGGGCATTTTTTAGATGCCTTATAATATTCTTTAGCAGGTATAACTCTTGATGCAAAGTTAGCAGTTTTTAGGAAGTAATTTTGATCAGGTTCGTAGATAAACTTTATTGGACCTGAAGCACTATATACGCATGCTAAAGGGTAACCTTTGCTTATCTTAATAGTTCTATTTCTAGTTTTATTTACGAACAGATTTATATTAAATCCTGTTGATCTATCTGGAACAATTGGAAGCACTCCTGGTGCAACTATAAGTTCCGTTTGTTGATCCCAATAAAAAGGCTGCGTCCATATTAAATCAAACCTATGTTCATTACCCATAACCTGCACTGGCATTTCAATTTTAATATTCATCCAGTCAGGATTGAATGATGACCCCATTTGATTCCTAGGTGCACTTTCTTCATGAGTATGAGATATAGCTCTAGCTAAATCAGGTTCTGTTACGTAACACTCATAACCTGTAGAAGATATGTCAAATTCCATGTCACATGGTGCAAGCATAAGATAAGATTGCTGCCATAGATATAGAAAAGAAACACAAGTTTTTACATTTTTAAAACCATCATCCTCATTAGCCTCCGCAAATGTTGGTACATCTTTATACCACTCTGGAAGTTGTTTGTTTGCTGGAACTATGAAGTCTGATAATTTACAATCGGTATGCGTTAGATGATAGAGAAGTTCATGAGCCATTTGATTTTTTTTGATTTGATTTATAAAGTATGTACCATTTATGTAAAGTATAGCCTATAGCAAATAAAGAAAGGGCGACACTAAGCACCTGATCAATGTCCATTAAGTTAACGGTTATAGCTAAACTACTCAATCCCCAGATCTTTAAATCTCCAGCGTTCATTATTTCTTAGGCTTACGACCTGGTCTTTTTTTACCTGAAAAGGCTTTGGGAACATCCCCTAGCTGATTGCCAACTTCTTTGAGAGCTTGTTTAACATCAGCTAATTCACTTTTAAGTCTGGCGGTAGTTTCCGCTAGATCTTGTTTTACCTGCTGGACTTCGGATTCTAATGCGTCAGGAATCCAATCACCATCCTCATCTTTAAGATGTGATGATTTTATCCATCCCAACTTCTGCAAACTCATTGCAACCAAGAAAACTGCTATGCTAAAAACTAAGGCAGCACCTATTATAATGACAGCATCTTTCATCCTCGTCTACGTTTTTTGAGAACCTTGAAATCAGACCCAGTAATCTTATTGTAAGGCTTTGCAGCTTTTGCAATTTTCTTTTGTCCTGGTGATAGTTTTTTCATGATCTTGATCCTCTTCTTTTTTTAGTTGACTTTGGAACACAATTAGGAACCTTACGACCATTCTTCGTTTTCATTCCGATTGGCTCGTATCCTTTCCAGCAAGTGTTCTTCATTTTCTTTCTTGTGGCCATAGTGTTATCTGTTTTTAACCCCTACCCTGTTTTTTTCGTTTAGCTTTTAGATTCTGTGCTCTTCTTCCAGCATACTTAGACTTTCTTGGGTCGTTTGTTTTGGTTCCGTCTTTCTTAATGTACATTCCTTTTCCTGGCATAATTTTAATATTTAGATTTTTTAACTTTGGTTTTTTTAGCAATGGTTTTTGCCTTTGCTTTCTTCATTGCTTTCTTATAGCTGTTTCTTCCTACTCCTGGCATAATTATTTGTTTTTATATGGAAACAATTCGTTTAATTTTTTTCTACGCTCTTCACATCCGCAAGGTCTTCCAGTTATCTCAGTCATTTTCTTAACTGCTTTTTTGATCCCCATAATTTCAGTTAAGCCAGAAACAGTGTCCCCTAATCCTTCGTGAGCCATAGTTTTTATTTTATACAAAGATAAGAATATTTTAGTTCGTATATTTGGGGTAAACCTTATATATGTTTAAAGCATTCTATGTGGAAAGAAAACCACAAAAAACTAAAAAATACACTTCTAGAGAGAAACAAAGTAACTATTTAAAGAACTGGAGAGTAGTTCGATATTACATTCAAAAAAAATATGATCTTAATATTAAAGAATTAGAGATTATTCTATACCTATATGACATGGGAGTTTTCACTAGAAAGGATTTAAATGAGTATGCTAGAATATGTAGTTGGGGTAATCAAGTGTCTAAGCTTTTAGTAGATCGTGATCTTATAAGACTCTGGAGAAAGGGTGAGGCAAGACAAAGAGATTTGTTTGAGCTAACACAACCTGCTAAACTGATATGCAATCACACTTATAAGAAACTCAATGGTGAAGAAAGCATATCTGAAAACCCATATCGCAATGATATATTTAAGGGTAGCACTCAGATTGATAAAGCTTACAAAAAGCTAATTAAAAAGATGAATCAGAATCTTGTTGGAAAATCTGCATAGCCTTTTTAATTAAGCTGTAGTCTCTAATTGATGTCATTTCTTTTAAGGCTCTCACTTTAATAGAGTCACCACTATTGGTAAGTAATTCTATGTTCTCTAGTAAGACTCTAATTTTTTGTTCTTCTCTTGTCATTTTATTAAACTCTCTAATCTTAGATTTCATAGGATCTGATATTAATCTGTTTACCGTTGATGGTGAGCAGTAAAGGTAGTCAGATATACTTTGCGAAGTAATCACAATAAGTCCATCTCTAAGGTGATCAATAGCAATCAAAACGTCTATCTCACTATATTTTTTACCTCTTCTTACTAATTGAGATGCTATAGATATTTTATCTTCTGGTGATATAATCTTATCAGGATTAAATATCACTCGCCTATTTCTTCTACAATAAGGAGTTGCCCTTGTAAAATATATTTGCTTAATGTAGTGTTCTATCCTGCCTTTAGTGTAAGTTCTAATAGATAATCCACTATCTCTGGAACCTAGCCACTGGAAGTACCCTAGGAATATATTATAATCACAGTCAGGGTTGAGGTACAAAAACACTTCAGCATAATATGTAAGCTCCTGGAAAGAACCTACTTTTTTGGTAATCCATTTTAAAGAGTAGTGTTTTACTGGTTCATCGTAATAAACAAAGTCACACCCCTGAAAATCGTGTTTTGTTTCAAGGGTGAACTTGTCCTCTTCAAAATCAAATAAATACACTATAGTTTTATAACGATGTGCTTCTCACTTATAACTTGATACACATCATCGCCATTAACTCGGAGTCCAGAACTGGCAGCGATATCATAGTAAACGGAATCTCCAACGACTAAATCTTCTACCTCCTTGCCTACACTTACAACCTCCGCCAGCTTGTGCCTGACTCCTTTATCTGTAACATCAGTAACTATAAGTCCTAGTTTGTCTGTTACTTCTTCTTTTTTTCTTTTAAGTACAACCCAATTACCTAATGCTTTCATTGTTGTGTTTGTTTTTGTTGTTCCTTAATTTCTTCGTAGATCTCTCCCTTCCAACTTGTAATAACACAATTTGTCTGCAAGAATACTTCTGCAACCGATAGTGCGTTCCTAAAAGCTGTAGTAGTAACTTTAGCAGGGTCAATGATGCCTGCTTTATACATGTCAGTTGTGGATTTACTTATTACATCATAACCCATTTGTATTGGCTTATCTGCTAACTCTCTTAATATGTCATCTATTTCATTTCCCTTTTTACCACCATTAGACATAATGGTAGCGATAGGAGATGTTAATGCATTGTACAATATAAAAGCCGCAGCATCATGTTCCAAGTCGTCACTAGGCTCCATGTTTCCTTTGAACAAATTTATACTCGCATGGAATAATGCAGCACCTCCACCAGGGAGAATACCTTCTTCTAAGGCTGCTCTAGTAGCACAGACAGCGTCATCAACTCTATCTCTTTTTTCTTTTAACTCCACCTCAGTATAGGCACCAACATATATAGTTGCTACACCTCCAGCTAAACGTGACAACCTATCTTTATGATGCCAATTGTTTGGGGTATCTTCGTTGTTTTCTACAATAGCTTTTACTCTAGTAACTTGATCTTTTATTTCTTTTGACTTACTACCATCCAGAGTTAATATCGTACTAGTAGATGATGAGGTAACCTTCTTGACACTCCCAAGGTTAGATACACCCATATTAGTCCAGTCAACTCCAGTATCATCAGAAACTACGGTAGCACCTGTCATCACAGCTAAGTCCTCTAATAACTCCAGGCGATTACTGCCCACTCCCTCAGGAGCCACCACACAGATGTCAAGTGCACCACGTAGCTTATTATTATTAATGTTTACCATTACATTCTGATCTACGTCTGCAACAATAAATAATGGTTTTTTCTGGGTTATCGATGCTTCCAGATAAAATTGTATGTCTGCCCATTTCTTAACTTCCTTGTCAGATAGTAGAACGAGTGCGTCATCTTGCACACACAAACCTTTTTCTCTATCTGTTATAAGATATTGAGAGGCAAACCCTTTTTTCATTCTAGTCCCATCTACAATCTTAACGTAGGTTTCGTAACTAGGAGAGTTCTCAATACTAACCGCTCCATCAGTTCCTACTTTATGAAATGCATCAGCAACAACAGTACCTACCTCTACGTCCCAGTTAGCTGAAATTGTAGCAACCGAGTTTAACTGCTTCTTAGTTACTTTCTTTTTGTTTTTTTCTAGATACGATAGTATGTCATTACCAATAGCTCTCATCTTATCTCTAACTATATTAGTGTTTAGATGAGGTTCTGCTTTTGTTTTCTCTGTCGCTTGTCTTATTATGTCTTGTGCTAAGACTACGGAGGTAGTTGTTCCATCTCCAGCTACTTCACCTGTCTTTACAGAAGCATCTCTAATTATAGATGATCCCATGTTTTCGACTGGGTGAAATAGTCTTATTGATTTAGCAACGGTCACACCATCTTTAGTGACGTGTGGGTTACCAAATTCATCCTGAATAATTACTGTTTTACCTGCAGCTCCTAATGTGGTCTTAACTGCATTGCCAAGGGTGTCCATTCCCACCAATAGCTTTTCTCTGGCTGGTGAGCCAAAGTCTACGAATTTGTCTATAGGCATTTGATTTCATTTAAGTTAGATTAAAAAAGTCGTTGTCGTTTTCACTCCACGATACCTCTAGGGATATCAACAGTAAATGTAAACAAAAACCATCAATCTTCCTAGTCTCTGAGTCTAAAAATACCTCGGCTCCTATCATTATTGAGTAAGGTGGTTGAAATATAAATTTAAATTGAGTCATTAGTATTTTCCTTGTTTATTTTTCGGTGAACTTTTCTTTGATCCTCCTTTACCTGCCCATAAGTTTTTACATGCCCAGTAGCGTGCGGTCAACTTATTTGTGGCGGAGGAGCACTTGTGTCGTGCCTTAAATGATTTACGTGCGGCAGCAGAGTAGTTGTGTCCGTATCCAGAAGCACCAAAGTGTATAAGCTTCTCCTTGCCATTCTGACAAGCCTTTACCATTTTCTTTTTCCCTGGCCTAGAACTACGTCTAGGTTTATTACAGGGCATACTACTTTTTTTTGCCATTCTGATATGCTTCTAATAATCCTCGCTCATACTCTAGTTGTTTCTCTATAACCAGGAGTCTATCCTCTAGTTTAGTAATAACAACTATCTTCTCATCCAGCCTTTCGTGCACTAAATGTATTTCATCTTTTAATGCTGTAAACTCAGCAAAAATTCCTCCTGCTGTAAAAACAGCTATACAGATAGAAACAACGAAAGACAGATTGTTTTTAATAAATGTATCTGCCACTACTAACTTTTTAAGTGAGAACCATCACACAATCCCTGGGGGTTTTCTGTGTTACCGCACTCACATGGTTTTGTACTTTTCATATACTTATATTTAGGTTATTTAAAAAAGGATAGTATCCCATACCTAATTATCTCATATGCAACTATAAATGCCAGTATGGATTGTAATCCCATATTGCAAATTTACCAAATATATAGACACACTTTCTGTGGCGTGTTTTTATGTCATTTAAGTGTACACTATTATTATAACACTTACTTGATAAACTTTTACGCCACATTAGATATATAGAAGTTATAGGTTATATATGATTACAGACTCGCAAGGTCTCGTGGGAAATCGATCTCACAAACCCACCCACTATCTCAGAATTGTAAACCAAGTCAAATCTTTTACCTTTTTATATAGGATAACTAACCCAATAGTACTAATTAACTACTGTATCTGTCATTCTATGTAGATAATCTACGTTTTATCTCACATACAGAACGTAAAGATTGCATCTGCTATACCACTAATATATTCTATTCCTTAATAGGTACATACGCACACATGTGATCAGTTCATATAAAACTGTATGAAACAAGTATATGCCTGCATGCCGCATA